TGTGCCTGATGGTGAATAACTTACAAGTCCTAGTTCATCAAAAACATATAAACTGTTTGAAGCACTTGCGGCATCAACAGCATCTTGTCCATTTGGTTCACCGTAATCTAACAAACAAGTTACAAGAACATCTGTGTAGTTTGTTCCATTCACGTGTCTTGTTTCAATTTTATTTCTTTGTGGATCCAAATTAGAAACTGATCTGTCATCAACAATTTTGCTGTAGGTTTGATTGTACAGTGTAGCATTTGTACCTGTACTGTTCGGAGTTAGATATGTGATAATTCCTGTTGGATCAACTGATGTACCACCATTACCAAATGCCATTGAATTAATAAATCCTTGACCTTGGTTGGCTACACTTTCTGCTAATGCTACACTCATGTTTTCATAATGAATAGCATTGCGTTTGTTTACAAAAATCGTCTTAGATTCTGGATCGTGTATCTTAATGTGTCCTTGTATTAGTACACCGCTGTTTTCGTTAATTTTACTCATTTTTGCTCCGTTCTACCATTGTATTTATTGCGGCAAAGCCACTTCTTTTTGACGTATGAATCTTGCTATATCATTTTCCGTCTGACTGAGTGGATTTGTGCCTGATTGCCATATTCTTCCTTGTTTTCGTACCAGCACTATTTTGGCATTTTCGGCTGGTGTAACTGTGAATGTTATTGCGGCTGTGGTACCGTTCACACTGAATTCAGCAGGTGCAGTTGCATCTGCTTCAGGACTATCTTGTCCCAATGTAGGATTGTACACACTGATTGCGTTTTTACGCAATCTCTTACCACCAACAAACAGTTCAAATTCATTCACATTGTTAGGCACAAAGCCTATGTTCAGTACATTGTTTACCACATCTGCGCCAGTGTATGTCTCAGATATGAACTGATCTTGATAAGGCACATTTTGGAAAGCACTTTGATCGTAAACATCTGTATTAGCAAGATGTACTTCTGCAATACCTGTTCCAAATGTTCCTCTTCTTAATTGTTGTAAACTGTTGCCATCCTTTTGATAGTATTCTATTCTTTCGCCATCTATAAAAATTATACCTGGCAGTTGCGAAGCAACACTCGGTACTGTGATACCTGTGGCATCGGACAACACAATTTCCTTGTCATACCAGTTTAAATTTTGTGCTAAAGAGTATTGTCTGTCATCACCAATACGCTTAAAGTGTGTTCTGTTCATAACATCTTTAAATTGTCGGTAAGCAAATTTTCCTACAAACGATGGTGCTGTGAAGTGAATCACATCAATTGTATCATTTTGTGAAAGTGTTCTATTAATTTTTAAATACATCTGATTGTTTGAAACTGTGTAATCAATACTAGGGGCTAACCAATCACCATTCACACTTACCCAAACATATTGGGCATCAACTGCCGGCTTGTTCAATTGAACCACACCATTTGTTAATTGATTGTACTGATAATAATCATCAGTGTTCACTGTGATTGATAATTTAGCCACCACATCATATTGTGTTCTATCTATATCTTGAACATCGTGTTTGCTGAATTGATATGATGTGATTGTTGAACCTTGAACAGGAGCAACACTTAAACTTAATACACCAGCATCAGTTACTGAATATTCTCCATTCGCAATATAAACATCTAACACATCTCCAACAACTCCTATACCGCCTGTTAATGTTACACTTGAATTGCCTGGGTTCCAAGTGTATTCAGCAGATGTCAATTCAATTTTGTTTAGATATGCTCTTACATCTGTGGTATTAACTGTGCCTGGTAATACTTGCCAATTTTCAAATTCGTATTCTCTCAAAACACTTACAGTAAATTTTTTATGAAAACCACTTCTTAAAACTGAATCGTTAACTTTAACAATCACATTGTTTGTGAAAGGTGTTTGTGTAAAAGGTGTCGGGTTCAATTGATATTGTGTTGTACTACCGTCACCTGTGTAAGTGTTTTGTGTAACTTCACTGAACGACTGTGACGTACTTTCATAAACCACAATATTGATCACACTGTCTTGAGCAGGTGCTGAATCAAATCTTACTGCTACTCTATTAGCAACTGCATACGCTGAATCAGTCTCAACCACTGTGTAGTCTTGATTTACACCATTTACTTTTACAAATGTTTGAATGTTTCCTTGTGTATATTTTGCTCTAGTAACATATTCAATTGTGCTACCGTCACCTGTAAATGTATCAACATCTAAAATAGATTCACCATTGTTGCCCATTGTGATAAAGTTTATTTTTTCACCTACTAATGGTGCTTGATTGAATATTATTTTTTTGTTTTGATAATCAACCTGGAATGTATTACTGTCTTTTAAAATGTTATTAACACTTAAAAATATTGCTGTGTTGCTTTGCGGATTATCAACAAAAGAGTATTCAACAGTGTTTCCATCACCTATGTAATTGTAACTGTTAATTTTCGATCCTGTGTTAGGACCTCTATCGTAAACTTGAATGTCTAATGTGTCTAATACTTGTCCTGGCACAAACTCCTCCGGTCCTTTAGCAGACGTAGGTGTTACAAATCCATCGCCATCTATGTTGATGTCTTCTGCGTTAAGTCCTTGTGCTGTTGAGTATGCTAAATCTCCACCTTTAATCAATGTATCAACAGCATTTGGATCAGGTAAAAATGATCCATCGCTTGTGGATTTTCTTACAATAATAACGTCACCGTCTTCTGTTTCAAGATTACTGATATCAACAATTTTTGTAGAACCGTCTCCAGCAATTGAATTCATTTGTGCTAACGCATTGGTAGGATTTCCTACATCAAAAGCAGGATCATCAACTCTTATACCATTTTGATACACATGGTATTCCACACCTTGTGTTAATGTTTTAGCAAGATTTAACGTGAGTGTGCTTCCGTCTAAATAGAAAACTTCATCTTCGTAACTTTCATCATAGGTATCCCATTCACCTTGCATGAAAGGTTCGTTACCCCAGCCTGATGTATCTTCAAATCCTATGCTTCTTACTTCTACTCCACCGTAATCAATTCCGTCTATCACTTGAGCAAGTTCTTTACCTGGCATACCAGCAGTAGGTTTGTATAAATCAAATCTATCAGCAGTGTTTAATGTATCTTCATTAATTTTGTATGTGATTGAAATGTTAGATAAATTTGCTGGCGGTAATACAAATTGAACATATCCTGTCTGTCTTTCATATGTTTTAGATATATCTTTCTCATTGCCATACGTGAATGTGCTTTTTAATTGTTGAGTACTATTAATTAAAATTGATATTGTATTAGTACGCAAGTCCATCGGCCATTTTAATTTGAACTTTAACTGACTGTTATTGCCAACAAATGTTTCTGTTCTTTGTAAATTACTAATTAATGTTGTTCCAGTGTTTCTATCAAACTTAATTCCAATGTGAGTAGTACGAGGTAAACTTTCACCCAATACAGCACTTGCCTTGGCTGTAACGCCTGTTGTTGATCCACTCAATGTAATTGTAGGAGCCGATATATAACCAGATCCTGTGTTGATCACAACTATTCTGTTCACTGAACCATTTTTGATGTATGCTCTAGCAGTTGCACCTGTTCCACCGCCACCTGTAATATTAACAGTAGGTGGGTTAGTATATAATGTACCAGGATTGGCTATATTAATTGCTGTAATTTTAAAACCAACATTGTCTTTCCAGTTTTTATCTGGATAAGTCTTAACATTCTCAGCACCAACCAATGTGTCATTTACAACTGTAACTTTTGACGGTGTGATTATACCATTTACATATTTAGGTGGATAATCAAAGTCTGTGATTACAGAATTGGTAGGTTCTGTTTTTTGATATGAACTTACATATTCTCTAATTTTAGTTTTATAAGGTTTTACTTCTTGAACATAATCTTCATAGTTAGATAGATTATCATTTTTAAATGTTATTTTCTGTTCCAGTTCGCCCACATTGTGTTGTGCTTTTACAAAACTTGTTTTAAAAACAAAATCATTTAATTTGTTTTCTGATAGTGCGTAATGAATGCCAGCAAAATATAATTTATTGTATTCAACTGCCAGTTCTTCAACAAATATTTTGTCTCTTACAGTTTCTAATATTGTTCTAGTTTCTTGAATCGGTTGTCTATCGTACAATTGAATATCGAAACTATTAGAATCAAATCCAACATTTCCACTGTAAACATAAAGTTTATCTGTGAACTGAATTGTTCCGTTTTGTCTTCCAACAGTTTCATAATTAACTGTGTAATCGACATCTGCTTGATTACCGATTTTTTTCAGTAGTAACCAACCACCTGCTCCAATGTTTTGAATCTTAACTATTTGTCCTATTGTATCATCTATTGCGGTTATTTCATAACTTTGAGATATCACATGGTCTATTGCTGTGAATTGATTGTATCCTGTTGCATACCAATCAGCATAGTTCCAATATAAATTTACATTGTAGGCTTGTATTTTTGATTTTTGCCAACCATCAGTTGCACTGTAACTATAAATTGCCCATTTGCCATCAACTGTGCTGTCTGCTTGTACAAGAGCACTGTAATTTCTAATTTCAACTGTTGTAGTATCTGCATAATTTTTACCTTGCGACAATATTCTAGCACTGTTGATTGAACCATTTATATCTATAGTCAAACCAATTACAGCACCTTCTCCTGTGATACTTTTTATTTTGTACGTTGGAATAGATTTGTATCCTTTGCCAGGATCTGCGATTGTTACATTAATTATTTTTCCGTTTTCAACTGTAATATTAATTGAAGCAGTTTTTACTGATCCAACACCTACAAAATCTAAATCTTTTTCTGTGTCAATTGCAACATCAAATAATCCTGTGTTTATTTTTGGTGCAGGATCTGATTGTGTAAGCGATGAAAGATCAACCTCATCTACAATTAGATTTTGTAGTAAAACAGAATTAATTCTTTCCACTGTTTGTTTTAGTGCTTCTTGTTTGTTTATAAACCAACTCTGTCTTGGATATTGCAGTGTTCCGTATCTTAATTTTTCACTCAATGTTGGATCAGGCACTGGATTGTATTGAGCATCATATCCTATTAGACTGTTAAACCAAACTGTTTCAATTTCTTTAGGTAGTGTACTTGTTCCTAAACCTTCAGTTAATAAAGCATATTCTTTATGAACATTATTTTTACTATCAATTCTTTTGATTCTAAAACTGATAACTGTATCTTTGTCCTGTATAAATTCATCACAGTTAACAATAGCAAATTTGTTTTTGCCAAAAATAGTTACATATTTGTATCCTTGACCTTTTGGATCTTTTATTAAATTTTCAACAGCGTTGGCACTTAATGTTCGTGATTCCATTTCAGGCACAGTGGTTTTGCCTTTAACCCAGAAATAATATTTGTTTGATAAAACTTTAGCAACATCATCATAAACTTTTGTGGTTACATAATCAGTTGGATTAACAACTGTTCCTGTAATACCTAATGCTTCACCTTCTTCTGACTGACTGATAATGTTGTATTGAGATGGTGTGTAGACCGATTCAACCCATTCATGCACATCAATACTAGCACCTACAAAAAGTTTGTTCCAGTATGAATTATTAAAGATTATATTACTTTGATAAGGATAATAATATTGTGCTGTGCTGATGTTCCACCACAGTCTTCCTATTTGATTGCTGTTCCAATGATTTGTTGTATCAATATTTCCAACTGCTGAATTTGAATTGTATACTGCTGGATCATAATTAGTTTTGTAATAAATTTCTGATTCTGCTGGTCCAGGTATTTTACCAAATACAGGATCAACATAATCTAATCTTGTTAACAGTGTATTTGTTCGTTTGTTGTATAAGAAAATTCCTTGTATTTTTGATAAATCTGGTTGATCTATTCCGTCACTGCTTTCATGCACACTGTTCCAATTATTCTCTAATGGAGATTTTCTAAAATCAACCACAGTACCCATTTGTTTTCCATTTATTTGTAATTTAGGTAAACCTATGTATACATGGTTTTTATTGACTAATAAATTTGTACCAAATTGAGTAAAAGAATTGTCATAACTGAATTTTTCAGCATATAGTAAAGTGCTTTCAAATTTTTCAAATAAATGTACAGAACCAACATCATATCTTTCATCTAAAACTGTAGATCCATCATCTACCTGTTGATCACCTTTTAACGAACAAACAGCAAGTACATTGCCACTGAATGACAGTGTATTTCCAAATTGTTCTGATGTTTCTTTGTCTGGGCTGACTAGTGTTTGATTTAGATTGTATAGACCTGTATCGTTGCTGGCTTTTTTGTAAACATAAACCACACCCATATCAATATTTGTTAAATCTTTCAATGGAGATCCTACAGCAATTAATTCGCCGTCTTCTGATATACTGATATCTGCACCAAAATCAATTACAGGAGTAGAGTCTTGCGGTGGTAAAATAGTTTGTTTGTATGTGTAATGATTGTTATCTAATCTGTAAACAATAACATCTTGTTTCGAGTCATTGTATTGATTTGTTACAACTAAATTAACTCCATTTGTATCAACATCAAATGTGTTTGCAAATTTTATTAATTTACTTTGATCTAATGTTGAATCTCCTTGTAATTCTATTCCGCTATCGTTAGGCACATAACCTAAATAATCTGCATGACTATCTTGTAACTCCCAAACGTCGCTGGTCCATGCACCTGAACTAATATTTGTTTTTGCCTTGTACAGTTGATTATTATAAATTACTAATTCGTCTTTTAAATAATCAGCATCTTGATCAAACTGCCCCATGTAGTTTTCATCTACACCTAACCACCAATTTTTAGTAGAACTGTATTTGATAAAATAAACTTTACCTGGTAAAGCGTTTGAACCATTTCCTTCAGCACTGATAAATGCAACTGTTGTGTCCCCAACATCGCGTATTTGAATTTTTGAACCTAAACGTAATCCAGATTGTGTGTCCGGTACTGTGAATGCTGAATTGTATGCATATTGTCCTGCTGTGTTCTTTTTATAAACTAAAAATGCACCTTGGTTTGTTAATCCGCTGGCTGTTCCTTCACCAATAGGAATATTGTGTACCTGTAACCAATCTCTATTTTGACTGCTAGGAATATTTGCAAGTTGCTGAATACCTGCAACATTTTCAAACTCGTCCCATATCCAGTACTCTATATCATTCACAGTGTATGCGGCAGGATCACCTGATGCTGTGATTGGTGTTGTGTGTTCAAATACTAAAATATCTCCATCATTGGGTCCTGATTGAACTGCTTGTTCAATAGATCCTATTAATCTATCAACTCCGCCTCCCAGTCTTTGAATGGTTGCAGATTGTCCTGCATTCGATCCTAGACTGAACAACGTTGAACCATTTGGATCCACTGTGTTTCTAGCATTTCTAAAATAAACTCTTATTTTTTCTAAAGCAATAAACTGTACAAATGTAACATCTGCTTGAACAAATTTTATAGGATCATATATAGTGTGTACACCTGCTTCCGGATAATAATAATTTGCATTATTGTCTGGTTGGGAATCTATATCAATATAACCTTCCCAAATGTCTACAACTTCTTTTATACCGTTAGTGTCATCGCTGTCAATGTTTAACCCAGAAAAATCAAATGCATTTTGATCCACGTTATTGAACCAAACACTTACATTGTTGGCTGAATTACTAGAATTTAGTCCACCATCATGAGCAATATCATATCCTGTTCTAACAAACCATTTGTTACTTAATATTCCTTGTGGAGTTGAATTACTTTGCCAAGAATTATTTGCTGGATTAATGTAATATCTTTGATAGTATGTTCCTAACCCAAACTGTGCTTTTACTAAAGGAGTTTGTGGTGTTATAGGAACAATTGGTTGTTCAAAAGAACTGAAAAACAAATTGCTATCTCTAGTTTCATTTAATAATTTAATATCTTGAATTACAACGTTCGTTGATATATCAGCACCTGCACCAGTGGATACACTAGCACCTATGCCAACTTTCCACCATCCACCAAGATGATCATAATCTTCTGTGTTTACTCTAGTGTAATCTCCTATCGGTAAAGTATCCAATAACAAACTACCACTGGCAGAAAATACACCTCTAACATCTTTCAAATACAATAAAGTCTTTCCTGCTATTTTTCTCGAGTACACAACAGTACCTTGTGCTGTGCTTGTACTTACAACACTGGACACTGGAGCATCTCTGAGTGTCAATGATACTTGAAGTATTTCATCTACTTTTGCTTGAATTGAAATTTCAGCACCACTAAACACATTGTTTTTAATAGTAGGAGCACCTATTCCATTGAATGGTTGATTAGCAGATTTGTTGTAATTGTTTCTATCAATAGGATATTCTGTACTGAAATCAAGATATTTTAATATTAATTTGTCACCAATTTTTGTTGCTGAATACTGATCTGCTGATCCTCTAATTAGTAAGTGATCTGTGGTTTCGTTTGAAAATACACTGTCACCTATTAACAGCGAGGTTGTTGAGAAACCAATATTTTCTTTGTAAAATGCTGAAGCGTCAAAAGTTGAAAATAAATCAGATGCCACTGCACCTTCTATTTGATTAGTTGCTCTCCAAAGTTGTTGTTTGTATTGAACAATATTACCTACATTGTAATTTGAAGCAGGATTGTATACTCCTTTGTATTCCGTTTTCAAATCTCCGGCATTAGGAGCACCAATAATTACAAAATTTCCATCTGGTGAAATATCCACTGCTTTTCCAAAACTACTGTTTGAACTAAACAAGTCTGAATTTAGTAATAAATCTGATGTTGGTGCTTCAATAGTCTGTAATAATTTTAATGAACCGCTTTCCGATCCTCTAGAAAAAACATAAATTTTTCCATCACCATCTGATGGTTGACTTACTAATACTATAGAATTTTGTTTATTAGCGGCTATAACTGTGCCAAAACTTTCATCGCCTGATGTACTTGTTGAACTTATTTCATTGTGTGTTTTATAAACAAATTTATTGTTCACTATTTTCCATTTGCCATCATTACTTTCATCAATCCAGAATTTTTCATTATCTGTTAATCCTTGATTGTTTATTACTGTGTTGATGTCATCAATAGAACCTAATCTATATTCTATAAATCGTGTAATGTAACCAACTCCTGGATCTATTGAAACAAATCCTTCTTTATCTTCACATTGAATTGTTGTTGAATTTGCTGTTGTACATTTTAATACATAATCTTCACCGTCAATACTTACTACAAAAATTTCGCCTACATTCATAACAGCAGTGTTCAATGTGTTAACTGTGATTGTTGATCCAGTTTTTACTACTGAAACTGTTTGCTGTTCTGTTTTGGTATATTTTAAAACAGTCCAACTTTTATTGTAATTTCCAATCCAAACATATTGTCCTTCAAGTAAATTTTTAACATTAGAATTTGTTAATATATCTTCATACTGAGATAATGTGAGAGAAATATCTATTGGATTAACTGGTCCTGCTGTCTTAATGTAAGTATTCTTGTCATACTTAATGGCAAAAGGCGTGTGTGTATAATCCTTGGGTGCTAGATATGTTTGTCCAGACTGTATTCTATAAACCAAATCAGATGCTGTGTTTGCCGAGTCATCTGTTAACAAAATAGGTTGTGGGTTCAATCTAAACTTAGATTCATCAAGATTGTATTCTATTTCGTCAAATGTATCTACAGCACCATATTGCCCTTTTCGTATTGCCCATTCTTCATAGAAATCTAAACTCTCTTTATCAGCACTTGCTAAAGCATCAAATAATTTATTAAGAGCATTTGATGTTCCTTTTTCTCTAATAAAACCTTGATAAAATTTGTATTGACTCACATCATCGTTAATGATATTACGTAAATATTCTCTTGGTTGATACCCAATTAAATGTTGTGCTAGTTTTTGTTGTTGACTATCAAAGTTGTCTGTGTCAAGATCATAAAAATCAGCAAACTGATTAGTTTTGTAATCAAAATTTGACAATAAACTACTTCGTGGTTTATCATCCAATCTTCGCCAGTCATTGTCATTAAATTCTTGTGTGCCTTTAAGTTTTGTATTGGCTGTGTAATAAAATTCTTTGTGTTTAACCACATCGCTCATAGCATAATCTGTGTATGGTTGCCATTCAACTACTTTGGCTTCGTCATAGATAAATCCTGGAATATTTAAACTGCCGTCCCACTCTGTGATGTAACCAAGCATTTTAATTCTATCTTGCTTGTAACCACTTGCTGGATCGTAGATTAAATCATTAAAGTCCGTTGAGTTATCCACTAAACACACGTGTTCTTTTTGTACTAAAGGAATTTTAGCAAAGTAAATTCCATTAACAGTGTTTTTTGTAAACAATTCAAATGTGTTTGATTCTCTAGTAATTCTTAAATTTTCTTTGTCTAAATTTTTTCCATCTTCTTTTAATACACCATATGAATAGAAATTATCCACAACATTGTCAGTTGTAGAGTATTTCGATTCTAATACAAGTTTTTTACTGGCTGGACTTAAACTGATTACTGCACCTTCATCCCAATTTTGTGTAGTCCAGAATAAAAATTCTTTCATACTTAATTGCCAGTTGGATACTAATTCCGTCTGACTATCAAACTGATCAAATTTAAATCCTTTTGATTTTAGATATGATTCATATCCAAGAATTACATCAACAACTGATTGAATTGTATCAAACACAGTACCGTATGGAATTTCTACCACAGCATCAGTTAAGAATTTTTTTCTAAGGATTGCAGTTCTGCCACCTTCTGTTGGCAGATCAATTAATTTTAAAAATTTAGAAAGATCAAATGTTGATCCTGAAACGTGTGTTTCGTCTACAGCATAAAACTCATCAGAATATTTTACATAAGCACCTCTATCGTAACGTTTATTTTCGCTCCAATTTACAAATGATGCACTTATGCCTCCCACTGTAATTGCAGGATCACTGGTTTGTTCATACACTGCGTGATATCTTACATAAGGGTCATCTCTATCATAACCTTTTATACTGTAACCGCTGGCTAATTTTTCTATGATCAGTCCACTATAAGTTAAAATTTCGATAGGTGCCGAAACGTTGTAAATTAATTGATAATTTTCATCTGGTACAAACAACGACGTACTGTTTAGCGGAGTCTTACTATCAATTAATAATTTGAAATTATTTTTGTTGCTATAACCTCTAATTTTAAATCCAATCTGTACTGTTAATTCAGTAAGTTGTTTTTTGTAAGAAGCATAGTTGGTGGTTAGTGAGTTTTCTACCACTTCAAAAATATAGTTTATTAATCCTGCTGTTAAGTTTATTGTTTTATCTGCAATACTGCTTGGAAATACAATGTCTTTAGGTCTAATTGCTGTTAAAGAATTATAAACAATTTGACCACTTGCATTTCTTTTTGTTCTACTGATGTCTAATCCAATACCAACTGCTTGATTAGGTCTATGTAAAATATAACTTTTTAATAGAGCAAATGGATAATGAGCACTTCTTCTCCAAGCATTTTCAATTGGAGCGTGATCGCCAAATTTAAAGTTTCCTTTAGTTAATTGTAATACAGCACCTCTGGCATAAGCACTATCAAATGGACTTTTTATATTTCCATTACTGTCCACTGGAATATGCGATGTCAATCCTGGTCTTTTATATTTGTCTTTGATTATAATTTTTTTATTAGGTTCTCTTACAATTCCTTTTTCTAAATCCTGCCATAACACAAGATTGTCTCCGGTGTATGGTGCTGGTCCGTACACTGTTGACCACCAAGATGGTTCTTCTGTGTACCCCAACATTTCCCAAGGAGTAATATTTGGTCTGTCTGTGTCATAAGCATATTTGTACACACCTCTCCAGTATCCTGATAATTTAGTCCCTTGCGGTGACACCATGTTAGAATAATTCCAAGTTAAACTGTTTTCATCAGACTGGTAAGTGTTGGCTGTGTAATCTTCGTTTCCAATAAATGTTAACCAATCATTAAAATCGCCCAATAATGTTTTATTGATAGATGCTTCAGTAAATTCGTTGATTGAATTTGCTCTAGGTATAAAAGTTTTTATTTCAAATAAATTTTCATCAAAAACAACTTTTATATTATTGTAAATTCTTTTTTCTAGTTCTAAAATAACATCATCTCTAAAATCATTGTATGCAACAACGATACTACCGTCATGTCCTTGAATAACATTAACTGGCTCTAAAGCGGTTGTGTCTGAATATTTTTTAGGAACATATTTTGGATATAATCCTAATTTAGTCGGTGTAGGTGGTACATATGTTCCGTTAGTTGTTTCAAATTCATTAATAACAATAGTGTCATCTAAAGTTAAAGTTTTAGTTACTTGAACAAAACCATCAGTAAAAATATAGTCATGTGCGTGAAGTAATTGATCACCGTTCAGATACACATACACTGCTTTATTTGATAGAGTAGAAAGATTATGACTGTTTTTTAAAGCAAAAAATTTACTGTCTACATCTAATACTTCGTGTGTTGTGCTAATATATGCACCTACTCCAAACATATCTGTTTGAAAATAAGGAAGATTATCGTTGGAGTCTTTATTAAGTTTTTCTAAAATTTTATCAACTATTTGTACTGATGTACCGTCAAATCCCAAATCGTCCATAGCACTCACAAATGATCTTTTAAATTTGTAGTAGTCTGTTTGACTTTGTGATATTGCCGAAATTAAATTGACTTCTTTGTTATTCAACAAATATGAAGACAACACCATTGGTCCACTGTGTTGTAAAAATTTTCTTCCATACAATGTAGCATTTGGAAAATCTCTTAAATTGCTTACTCCTGGTGTGACACCTTGTATATCTGTCAACTCATTAGTGATTGATTTTACGTGATCAGTCACTTGTCCAACTGTGAATGTAACTACTTTGTCATTTAATGGATTAGACTGTAAATTTGTTGGAAATTCATAATGTCCATTAGCATTTTTGTCAGTGGCACTGGTTGTTCTAATTAAAACAACATCATTGGCTTTTAGATTTGTGTAAAATTTTACATAAGCAACTGAATCTACTCTTAAAATATACCAATCAACGTTTTGTGTTTTCTTTTTGTTGTTAACAAAAACTTTTACTCCTAAATCATTTAAATCACCACTTTTGTCATACACGTCTACAGCAAAATCGTTCAATTGATTAGTGCTGGCTACATATTGTCTGTTTACTTTTTGAAAACTTTTTGTTGGTGCCTTAGACCAACCATTCACTGTGGCAAATTGTCCTTGAGCATTGTATTTTTTTAAAAATGCTGTTTCTGAAGCAAGTGTTCCACTTAATGTTTGTGATTCATACACATATGATTGATTTAATAAATCAAAGTTGAAAACAATATCGCCAATATTTTCAACGTTTTGATAAGTTAATGGAAATCCTAATTCAGTATCGTTAGTGCCTGTTCCGACTGCATATGAAAATATTTTATTTCCCCGAAACGAACTGTTTGGGTATAATATATCATCTGTGTAACTGTTGCCATTGCTATCAAAAAGATCAAACAATGGTGCTTGATTAGTTTTTGTTTTCGCTTGTGATGTTTTCCAACCATTGTTATAATGATACCATTTGCCTTGGTTTTTTACACCATTAGTAACTAAAACTGTTTCACCTTCTTTCGGTGAAGCATTTGCAACTTCTACTAAACTTACTTGGTTGGTTTTTATTCCATTTAGTTCAAGGTCTATAAATTTTACTTGATAAATTTTATCTTTCACCAACGGATCTGTATCTGCTGTAAACAATATTTTTAAACCATTTGTAACAGCAATACCATCAACGTAGAATCCTTCAGATCCTTCTATGTCGCTCATTACATCTTTAGTCACTGTGTCTATTAAATCTACATTGCCTTTGCTCGATGTTCCAAAGTTGTATAGTTTAATACCTGCTTCAAATTCTATAATAGGTCTACGTGCTCTTGAAGTTTGATCTATGTCTGCAACTTGACCATTTGCACTGGCACTGGCTTCAATAACTGAACGATGTATCCATCTATTGTGTCTTGTCCATGGACTTCCTTCTGGTGATGATCTATTAATGACCACATAGTCTTTATTGACAGCATATGATGTTGCTGTTCCAAAACCCACTGTATCAAAATTTTGGGAATCAAATGGAATGGGCACACTGTTTGTAAAACTACTGACCACTTCTAAATTCTGAGAATTAATAAGTTGAATTGCTTCGCCTACACCCTCTACATAGTAATCTCCTTCGGCATATTGTGCTGGAGTAACTGTGCCTTTGAAATTAACTTTCATTCCATTAGAAAGAGCAACTCCGTCAGCAGTGGTATAATTTTTCTTACCTAATACTTCATTGGTAACATCGATGGCTGAATTCTCTTCAATGTCAAACACTTGGATTAATCCCCAAGCATTGATATCATTTGATGAACCATAATATAATTTTTCAGGTGTTGAATCTTTTACCTGAAAAGTTATTATGCCTTTTTCAACTGCTTGAACATCTATACCATCATTGAAATTATAACTTTCGTCTAATATTCTTTGTGTTCTAAAAACCAAAGGTAATCCTTCAGCATCAATTTCAAATTTGTATGTTTGTCCTTTGTATAATTTTAATGTAGGATTCGCCGTTAAACCATCTGGAGTAAAAATGTAAGCATAGTTGTCACCTTGATCACTTTTTGTAACTGTGTATGTGCTGACAACATTTCGTTGTTGTCCGTTTATAGATACTGTAGATGCACCATATGGCATCCAAAAATATTCTCTGTAATTTACAAACTTGTCCCAGTCTATTTTAGGAGACCAAGCATAATATTCTTGAGCATTCAAAACACTGTGATTAGATGTGTCGCCATTATAGTTGGCAATTTGATTTACAAAATCGATATAATCTGAATAAAAATTTACATTTCCTAGATCATCTTTTTGAACAACAGATGGTTCAAATTTATAGTTTTCTCTATCAGCACTTATTTCAGGCACATATAAATCACCTGAAGTGTAAGCACTTGTAACTTTTCTTCCGTAATAAGCATTTAACTTTTCAAGAGTTCCTTGAGAAATTAATTGATCAAGTGTGCTGTGTAAAAATTTTTGATTTACTGGAGTTCTAAAATATTTAGGTAAGAATTCAGCAGACTTTCTTTTACCATTGTCTTTGCCTGCGGGCAATTCGAAATCTTTTTGATCATTATCGTATGCCATTAATATTCATTTCCTCTATTCTATCTACTCGCTCAATGTGTTAGTGCTGGTTGAACTTGTGGTAATAGTACCGTCGGCTTTTAATTTAGAGGCAGTCACCGCATCAATAATTTCAACATCAGATACTTTGGCTCCACTAATAAAAATTTCATCATTTTCTGATTTAACTTCAAAAAGACTGCCAAATGCTTTTGTGCCTTCTTTCGGAACAACCACAAAAGTAGTGATATCAGGTGCTAGTTCATTCATCACGTATGTGCTTAATTCTGTGAAATAAAATGTATCACCGAAATCCCAATTTTCTAAAGCAAAAAATTCGTTGATTGCTTGAATCACCCTACTTTTAATATCACTATCGTTCGTAACTTGATCAGAATTTTTTACAATTTTGAATGTTGCTTGTACATCAGTGGTTGCCTGTGTACCAAATAATATTTTGTATTTGACAGGATGATATATTATTGTATCACTGATGGATTTAATTTTTGCTAATGGTGTGTTATAATTTGTGTATAACGAATCATTACTAGGCAATAAAGGTTTAGTAGTTGTTACACCTGCTAACCATAATCTAAAATTGATATCATATGTTCTTGTTAAAACATACATATCTATTATGTTAGATGAACTTGGATCCAATCTTGTGTTACCATCCACAGTGTGAACATATTGGAATTTGATATTATCTCTACCCACGTGAGCCACATAATTTGTAATGTTTGATGTTGTATTAGTTGTGGAGTTTATTTGTTTGAAACTGTCACTGTCAATCAGGTAAACAATCGATCCGTTTGTGTAATCTCCAATAGCACCTACTGAAGTTTGTCTAATATAAATTTTTTCATCTGTAGCATTAACATATTGATATCTTTGTGTTCCATCTGATTCACTCACAAGTTTTTGGAAAACATATTTTGTGCTAGAATTAGTTGCTGGATCTACAACAAGGTTAAATGCATCTGGATTATCAACAATACCATCTTGATCAGAATCAAACTGTGTTAATTCTAATTTAGAACTGTCTACATATCCACTCAAAGTTCTGTATTCTGTTGATACAGCAAAGTTGATATCATTTGTAAATGATGCTACAACATCAGGTTTTGTGTTGATCGATAACACAGAAACTTTATCTTGTAATGTAACTCCTGTTTGAGCATTAAAGTTTCTGTCAGCACTATCATAGAAAAATCTTACTTCTCTTTTACTTTCAAACACATATCTTAATCCTCTGTATGTGATGGTGTATGTTGCACCATTTGTAATACATTTGATTAACCAACTGCTGTCCAACTGTTGGTTTGATGTGTCGCCTGTTTTACCTGTACTAAATGTACCGTAAACATCTAAATTATTTTCATCAATCACTTGCCATGATCTACTAGCAACATCATACCTTATTCCAAAATTATTATAAGCAAATGCTTGATCTATTATGATTGTTTTGATATCGTTAGTGAACTGTTTTGCAAATTTTGGTAATATCTGTATAGCAATAGCACCTGTTGGAATAACATCGTTAAATTTTATAGCACCTTCTCCTGTGCTTGAATTAGCAACACCATCATTCAACACACTAACAACTGATGTCCAAATATAATCTTTAGCGCCTGGATGATCCGCTACACCTGTCATCAATGAATTATCAGCCATAAAATGTTGTCCTGCGGGAGCCACAAACTTAATCATAGCACCTGGTTCAACATATTTCAATTGACTGGCTGTGAATGTTCCCACTTGATAATCTAAAACGTTTACAGCATCGATTAATTTTCCTGTTGATTCATTGGTTGATTTAGTAACCTGTTGCCATACAGGATTCAAATCATTTAAAAATATTTTAGGGAATTTTTCAATGTAATAATTTCTTGTTTGATTTTTTGATAACAAAGGTTCCAATTGATTAATAATAACACCTTCTATATCTGTTTGTGTAGAAAAACTAAATGTATCTAAGTTTTCTGTTTCTTCTTTGTAAATTGATCCATCAGCACCAAAAATATTTGTGTTGCTGTACTTGCCTGTTGAATCTATCAAATCATAATATCTTGAAATTCCGCTAGAAGTTCTATTAACTGCTTTTACTTTTATAATTTCTTGATTAGTTCCCAACGGAGCAACATTATAATCTTCTCCTGTTATCATTCTATTTTGTGTGTAATAAGTTGCTGGAGCGTTTAATCTAATGTTGTTGTTTGTTTCAGAAGTTGTAGCATTGTCCACTGTGTACTGAAGACCCATTGTTAAAGTTAAAACTTCAATTTGATTGTTAGCAGAAACATATTGAACATCAATTTGAACATTCTGCATATCTGCAGGCACAATTCTAACATTTTGATTTTTACTTCTTCTGTAGTAAGTTCTAAAATTTCCTTGTGGAAGATTTCCAAATATACCGTCAGCAAATTTTAAACTGATTGAATCGTCTGTGTCACTCAATACTGTGTAAATATTTTTAACACTTTTTGCTGTTGAATTATAGATTACATTATTACCTGTAACAGAATCAACTTTTGTCCAAAGTGTATCTTCTAATCCTGTGTCCACATCTAATTGATATAACCAAACATCTGTATTGTTAATATTGCTAGCCTCAATAGATACTGATTGATTATTGCTTGGAACATCAACTGAAAAATTACCTTGATCTAATACACCTTGTCTAAAATGAACAAAAAATCCTGTATTGTTTGAAGCATTGCCTTTACCATCGTCTCTATGAAGTAAACTGAAACGTCTACCTACTAACGGAGCCTCTTCCATGATAGCACCGTTGTCAAACGATGTTGAAACAATTTCAAAAGGTAAACTTTGTCCGTTTACAGATTTTGTAAAAGAGTAAACAGGAACATCTGTGTTGTTAGCATTGACTCTGTATTGACTGGTTGGTATAGCATCTATGTTTGATGACTTAACTGGGCTACCAAATTTTTCATTTTCGGCAAGTGAAGCATTTAAAACTTTTACAAATTGTTCGTACCAATTTGGGTTACTTGCATCGTTCCAACTGATTGTTTGATTGCTTAAATTTAAATTATTGCTATCTACAATATCTTCCGTTGTGCTTATTCCTACGATTTTCATCAAACCATTTGCACATTGATTTCTAGTAGGATTGTAACTGATAAGTCTTGCTAATCTTAAAATTGAATCACGTCTATCAGCAGTTTCTAAAAAATTTTCTCTAGCATTTAAATCTGTTCTGAAAGCCAAGTTTTGTCCTAGGAACGCTACCAAATCTATCAGTGCTAGATACTCTGATGATTCAATGTAATCGTTGAAATCTTCTGGATAGTTCTGTCTTATGTATTGAATCATTGTTCTACGGATAGTATCAAAGTCGTAACTTTTGAATTCCGCATTTTTATATGACTGATAAACTCTTTTCCAGTCTTCTGCTAACAATAATCTATTTTGTCTATCTGTGGATGACATTGGTTTCCTTTTTAATAGTGTTATTTATTTGTTTGTATAATGTGAGCATTTAATTCAGTAATCCATTATTCTCGTCAAATGTTAGTCTTAATTTTTCAGACACATTATATTTGACATATGTTAATTCAACTTCAATCTGTATGCCTGCTTCAAATGGAGTAATAATCACAGAATCAGCTCTAATTCTTGGATCATTTTCTATAATTTTCACCACATCTTGTTTAATTGCTTCTTGTAGGTCTGGTGTCATAGGATCATGTATCAAATCCCAAATGATTGTGCCAAACTCTGGATTCTCCAACTTTTCGCCTTGACTGATATGAAAATGATTTAATAAGTCTTGTTTGATTAAACCAATATCGTTAAGAGCAAAATTTGTGTTGTCTGGATTAACTGTGCTGATCCCTCTATAAATTCTTTGGCTAGGTGGTTGTTTGGGACTAATACTCGGTCCTACTGTGATCTCTTTGTATAATTTTTTATGTGCCATATTGATATTTAACCTTGTGGAAATGTCTTATTGCTTGCCGTGACAATTTTGGCTTTGTAGGGAGCGCCATCGTCAATCTGATCTCCCAGCCTTGCCACAAATTGAGCCTTGTGTCCTATCAACACTTTGGCTGTTGCTGTAATAATATAAGCAATGTGACCACAATCTGTTTCCACTTCATCTCCCAGTGTTGCCGCCAATCTATTGCCATCACACACCACTTTGCTGGATCCTGTGATGATGGTGCCTCCTGTGGCTAGCGGCACAAGATGACTGGGATGATAACAAGTACCATCTGTTCTGTCACCAATTCTTGCTATTCCCCTTGCCATGTTATGGTAATTGTACTCCTTGTAATGCTGAAGTGATTGATGCCTTCATTGCATCTGCGGCTTCTGTGATTGCTCCTTGATTGGCTTCAAATGCCGCGCCTGCCTGAGCGGCTGTATCCTTGGCTTGATCTAATAGTGCATTCACTTGTGGTTCTAGACTGGGAATTGTTTTTGTCTCCAATTGAGTTTTAATTGCGTCCAGTTGTGGAGCCACTCCTTCTGCTATGCCTGACAATTGATTTTCTACACCTTTACATCCTCCTGCTGAGATTGTCTGCACAGCAACGTTGAGTTGAGGTTTAAGTGCTTCCACAGAAGCCGACATATCAGTTACTGATGATGCCATCGAACTTGAAATGTTTGCTCCCACACTGCCAAACTGTGCCATGGCATCATTTATGGCTTGAGCATTCGCAGATATTATCTGTCTCTGATCATCGTCTATGTTCTGAGGTGATAGTGCATTACCGCCAAAGTCTGTTGGAATTAAAGAATCTGCTTGTTCTAACAATGGTCCTAAATCAGCAATCGCTGTCTGCATCAGTCCTGCGTTGGCAGTGAGTTTTGGAATGTTGGCTTGTATTTGAAGTTCTGCTTCTCTGGCTTTGGCTATGGCGTCTCCACCAACGCTGGCTCCCAGTGTGCCCATCACATCACAGGCTTCGCCTCCCACTTTGGTAAGATCACCTGCAGATGCCTGCATACCGGATAAACTATCTGTGACAGATGATGGAATACTAAATGACATATCAATCTCCTCTATGTTCTCGCATTTTTAAATGTGTCAGGAATATTGTTTGGTTCTTTCACAGACACTTGTTCAATTGTGGTTCTATCTGTTTTTGCCGTAGAAACTGCTTGTGGATCATAATTTTCATGATGACTCCATGGTTCGTGCTGAGGCACCCTCTTCATGATATTACCGTAACTCTCACCTGGATTTTCATGAGTACTCAAAGGTGTAGGAGGAGTTTCAACAGCAAAGCCATTGTTTAGATTTATCACTCCACCAGTATCCTGATTGATATTTCCTGTGGCATAATGATTGGTTGTTCCCACCGACACAGTTTGTAAATTAGCAACTGTGATTGTTTGATTGGTTCCCACTGTCACTGTGTGACTGCCTAGAGATTCTTCTGTGATACTGCTTCTTGCTTTAAGATTTATACTGCGTCCTGCCTCCACATTCACATCTCTGTCTGCTTTGAAATTAAAATCTGTTTGAGAGTGAATGCTCACACTGTCTTGGGCAAAGAAATCTATCTTGCCGTTGGCAGTCATTTCTATCCATGCTGTGCCATTGGCGTTGGCAATATACACAAGGTCTTCTGAATTGTGTAACAGTATTTGATGCCCTGTACGTGTTCTAATTCTAAACAATTCATTGTGGGGAATATTCTTTTCGCCTTCGGTGATTGTTTCTGTTGTTTCAACATTCACATAATCAAAAGGTCCTGTTTTTGCAGATGTTTTTCTAATAAATTTATCATCACCGTCATCCATCACAAATGATGTTCCGCCCAATCTTGCTGTGGCGACTTCTTTATTTTGTGTGAATACTTTGTCTATTGGTCCTGGTGTATTAATTCCAAACACACTGGAAGGCACTTCACGTCTAGCACTTGATGTGGTTAAACCTCTGGTTTCATCTGCTATTAAGCCTTGTGTTTCTAACACTGCTTTGAATAATCTGTTGATAGGCTTTTTGATCTGTAATGGTTTGTCCACTGGCTTGTCGGAAAATTTTAATTTGTTGTGATCTCCCACAGGCATTTTTTTGCCTCTGATATCTGCATCAGCAGGATCTTCTTGATGTGCAGAATCTGTTGTGTCAGTGTTGGTCATGGCAGGTGTAGAACCTGGAATCATCACATTCATCAGTTCCTGTGGAATACATCCTACCCAATAGGCTCTGTTGATATTGCCTTCAATAAATTGTATCAGTACTCTGTTGCCCACATCGGGTGGCACAAACCACATACCGTAACTCTGTTGGCTGTCTCTATGATCTTTGTTTTTTGTTAAGCCGCCCACATAGGTTGTGCCATAGAATGGATTTAAATATTTGGCAGTGACAAATTGTCCTGTGGTTGTGGTATTGCCAGATGACAGTGTTTTGAGTAATTCAACTTCAATTGCTCCGCTGTATTTGGGATCCAACACATTCCTCACAATGGCTTCAAAAGGTCCTTTATCTTTCTTTGGATCTACTGCAAATGATTTTCTTTTTGACGGTGTTGCCATTAGTTTGATCCTTCAGTTTCAGTGATAGTTTTTTTATTTTCATTGGATCCTTCTTTAGCATCCACTGACATATTGCCACTTCGTATCACTGTGAGTGTTTGTTCAAATTTTCCTTGTCTGAATGAATTCACAATTTTTTGTACTCTATACAAACCACTGAATTCTCCCAAACGCACAGATTCGTTCATACCGTTAACATATCCGCCCGTGGTAGGAAATATCATATGATTGCCTCCTGTTTGCACATCAATTGGCGTTTGAAAATTGACTTCTATGTAGCACATTCTGTCCACATAATTAAGTTCACCTCTACCGTTTCCATACACAGATCCTGATGCTGTAAGTGAACCGTCCGCATTGCGAAATCCTCTCCTATCCACATATGTTCTCACAGGTTCATCAGTGTTCATCATACCACTGCTGGGTAAAAAATATGGGTCACCTATAATTGTCATGTCTAAATTTAATAAATCCACATTTGAATTAATAATTCTTTTGTTCATGGATCTAGCAATTTTTAATTCAATTGATTCATTTTCTGATCCTTCTTCTCCGGCAATTATATCATCTTCTGGTCTGTTTGTTAGACTGCCTCCCCCTCCTTTTAATTCATTTGGTCTGGGCTCTATTACATAATTCTTTTCTACCTCTACTGTGGCATTGTTTTCAGCAGTTTTTCCTTTACCTGCCGCAGAAGTATTTGAACTTTTATCCATTTTAGGCACAACAGAATTATAAAAAGCAAAATTATAATCCAGTCTAAAATCTAGTATGTCTTCATTCAACCCTGTGTATAGATAATTGTAACCTTTGATGATATTATTTCTAATCTGTGTGGTTCCTTCTGAATAAGTGCCTGGATCAATAAACAGTTCATCTGGTACAATATATGGTACAACACTGTAAACAGCCACTTTGGGATTTTGTTTTATTAAGGACTGTATGTATGAATCTTTTAATTCAAAGCACTTTGTTACAATTCTAAACCAAGGATGACCACCTTTGGGCTTATTTTTAATTTCATCTGGGTTTTTAGTTAAATTTAAACTGTATTCTGACAACAAGATCACTGTTTCTATTATGTCTGTGATATAAGACCCTTTGGCAAAACTTAAAGTCATTTTTTTCAAATCAAGAGTAATTTTGTCTCTAGTGAAAGTTTTTTTCCTTTTGTCATATTTTTCTTCAAATTCTGGAAACGTTTTTCCTATAATAGCCATATTACCAGGAGCGATAGCCATTTTGGCTTCTCCAATTTCGTTTCCTAAAAACGTTGTTCCTGAATCAGCATCTTCTTCTACTGTTTGAAAAACTCTTATTCCTTTACCACCTGTGCCGTTGAATTCATTAGTAACTATAACGTCGTTACCTAAAAGTGTTTCTACTGCGGTGTCTCTTTTCTCTGTTTCAAATTTCGAGCTGTACTCTGCGTTGTCGGCAACGATCACTGCTCTATCTTCTGTAATCACTTTACGTTGTTGTTCAGTGATTGTTCTAGAAAGATTGTTTGGAAAATACACAATATAATCATCAGTAGGCACTGTGGTTACTTTTGTTTTTTTCTTGGCTTTTTTATCGGTCTCTCCTTTAAAGTTTAATTGTCCCATTAAACTTTGATCACCTTGTTGTAACATTTCATAAACAGTTTTACCAGACAGTGTAATATCGTGTTTAATTGCGTTGTTAACTGTTAAAAGACCATACTCGGTTACTGGTACTGCAGAACATTCATATATCGCTCCTGATGTATCTGCTCGAAGTTGTGCTGACTTAAAATAAAAAGGTATAACTTTTCTTAATTCTTCATTATTGAAACTTTTTCCTTCAGCATCTACACCTACAAAGTCCACAATTAGACCATATGGTGCTTTAAGATAATTCACATCTGCATCGCCAGATGCTTTTACGGCTTGTATATTAAGTGTTTGGAAAAATAATCCTATACTGAAAGGTTCCTTGATGTTAAATGTCATTGTTGTAAATTGAGTGTGCTTGTTCTTTTTGGATGGTCCTACCACTGCGTTTATTTCAACATCATCTACAAAATATTCAAGATTTAATCCTGCGTCTTTATAAAATGTAACTTCTGGTCCGGTTTTACCTGCTGATTGAGCCACTGGAAATAACGGAGCTCTTTTATAAAGTACATCTGGAAAATTAACTTCTTCCAAAGTTAGTGCCGCCACTGTAAAAATTACATTGTATGATTGAAAATCATGCAGAGGATTTCTTACATAATTTCTTGTGAATAAATTTGTAATTGTATGCTTTTTCTTTTTACCTGTACCTGTGTCTGTTGTTTTTTTATTATCTACATCTAAATGTGTTTCTGCATCCATAGAACCAGCAGTTCCAGAAACTGAAGTATAAGCACTTGAGGTTTGACCTCCGCCGTTTGTAACTGTTATTTCAGCATCATTGATCTTTGTTGATTTTATTTTTTTATCAGGAAGAGGCATCTTATACTCCTAGTATTTGTCTAAGAGCAGGTCCTTGAGGAAGATAAATTTCTACGCCCGATACGAGATCATATACAGGATCTGAAATAGTGTCCATGTTGCGTTGAGCAAATACCCACCATAATTTTTGATTGCCGTAAAGATCATAAGCCAACAAGTCTGGTCTGTGATTGTATTGAGGTTCTACTGTATAAAGTATGTCATCTGGTTTGGCTGGAATTGGTCTGATCGTTAACAGATCAAGATATTGATCATCAACTATTTGTGTAGAAGCATACGGACTTGATGAATTATAAACTGTCATTAAATAAATCCATCTCCTTTCAATCCACCATTCTTAACATAATCTTTCAAATTGAATTGCGTTTGTTTTGTTCTACTGTACTGCGGAACAACACCAATTGTTAATAAACTTTCTGTTGGTGCCCAAGCATATTTTCCCGAAGATGTATCTGATGTTACATCACCAGTATCTACTGCCGTGGATCCGCCTACGTTTAATTTTGTACTGACGTAATCAACTTCTCTTTTCAAATCAAACTGAAAGTTTGTGATTATAACCGGCACATTGTTAAAAGTGAAATCTCCATAACCATTCAGGTAAACCACTGGTGGTGGTTGTCCTCTGTCTGGTGATTGTCCATATGCCATTTTGGTCATCGTTCTTAAGTAATGAACTGCCGCCACCCAATATTGTGCTTCTTGTTGATTTTGTACATAAAAGTCTGCTGTGATGGTCATCTGATCCACACGTGAATTTTCATAAGCATAAAAAGGATAGTTGGTGTGAACTGGTTGCATCGGATTCCAGTTAGCACTGTGTCCTACCAAAACTGTTGGTGTATAAGGAAAAACTAATTTATTGCCTGTTGTTTTCAAAGGATCTAACAATGTTGATGATCCAGACATTATAGTTTTAACATTTTGAGGAATCGATAAACTCACACGCCAATCTAAATCTTCAGGACCTTGTTGTTTACCGCCAGCGTTCCAAGTTACTTGAACTGGACCTGCTTTTAGATCTATTTTAGCATCAGTAAACTTTGATAGTTGACTTTTCATTCTTTTGGCTTTGCCTGCCAATAAATTTGTAGCACTGTCCAGTGTTTTACCTAATGTGTTTGCTCCTGTGTCCAGAAATCCTTGAAGGTTTTTTGCTATGTCTTTGCCCTTTTGAGTGAACTCAGACACATTAACATTGTTAATGCTGTCCACTGCTTGTTTCAGAAAATTGTCGCCAAAAGCCATTTGTTATACTCCTACATTTATTTATTGACAAAATTAACTGAGTAGTTTATAATGAAGAGATATATAAAAAGGAATACTAATGAAAAAAGTCAATTATCTTAATAATAAAGACCTTTTGGAAGAAATTCACAAGTCTAAAACGTCATTTTGTAGTTTTACAGACGATGCTTATTCCAGTTATGATCTGATTGTTAAAAATGTAGATGCAATAAACATAAGATCTGTGGCCCAAGCCAAAAGAAACAAAGCCAAGAAATTAACACAGCAAGAGTACGAAAAACGCAAAGCCGCTAATCCCAAGACCAAACTGAGCGAATGCGAGATAGATTATCGTAAAATAGACAAGGATGATCTGGTGTTCAGAGTGATGACCTATGAGCACGTGCCAGATGAACCTGGCAGAAAAAGAAATCCTAAAACAGTGGCAGATGGCAAGATCAAAGTGAACTTTCCTCCATTTCAGCATTGGAAATATGATAGAAAAGGCAATTTGATTTGTGTGGGCAAAAGTCATTGGGAAGGTGGAATGCAGAATGGTCGTTTTAACAAAGAAGCCGGCAAAGCCACCAACGAATTGGCAAAAATGTGGATGAAACTGTGTGAACGATATGGTACCAGAGGTAACGTGAGAGGTTACACGTACAATGACGAAATGCAGGGACAAGCCATACTGCAATTGGCACAGATTGGTTTACAGTTTGATGAATCCAAATCTAACAATCCATTTGCTTATTACACAGCGGCAGTGACCAATTCATTTGTGAGAATAATCAATATCGAAAAAAGAAATCAAAACATAAGAGATGACATTTTAGAATTGAACAACATGATGCCTAGTATGACCAGACAAACTTCTGGAGACGCATCTATGCCTCACAAAGCAACCAAACCTGCACCGAAAACTAAAACGGTTAACAAACGTAAAAAATAGAGTTGACAAATACAACTTTTTCGTTTATTCTATAGGAAAGTAGGAGATTATTTTGTTCAAGAAATTAGCGGTGTTTACCGATATACACTTTGGATTGAAATCCAATTCAAAATTACACAACGACGATTGCGAAGAATTTATCGATTGGTACATTGCTCTAGCCAAGGAGCATGGTTGCGAAACAGGAATGTTTTGCGGTGACTGGCATCACAACAGAAACAGTGTGAACATAACCACTATGGATGCTTCCATTAGATGTTTAGAAAAGTTAGGCAAAGCATTTGAAAACTTTTATTTCTTTCCAGGTAATCACGATTTATACTACAAAGACAGCAGAGACATTCAGTCCACAGAGTTTGGAAGATTTATTCCAGGTATCACCATGGTGAACGAGATCACAAAGATAGATGATGTGGTGATGGTGCCTTGGTTAATAGGCAATGAATGGAAAAAAGTGGGTAAAATGAAATGCAAATATATGTTTGGGCACTTTGAATTGCCAAACTTTTTTATGAATGCCATGGTGGAAATGCCTGACACAGGCGAACTGCGAGGCAGTGATTTTGTCAATCAAGAATATGTGTTCTCTGGACACTTCCACAAAAGACAGGTCAAAAACAATATCCATTACTTGGGTAATCCTTTTCCACACAATTACGCAGATGTAGATGATGATGATCGAGGCATGATGATACTGGAACACGACAAAGAGCCTGTGTATTTCAATTGGCCAAACTGTCCCAAGTATAGAAATGTGAAATTAAGCACACTGTTAGACAAAACAAAAGAAATAATGAAAAGCAAGATGCACTTGCGAGTCACATTGGATATTGATATCAGTTTTGAAGAAGCCAGTTATATCAAAGAAACTTTTATGAAGGATTATGATTGTAGAGAAATCACATTGATTCCAAGCAAAAAAGATGAGGAAATCAATACAGAATTGGATATCACAAAGTTTGAATCTGTAGATCAGATTGTGTCCAAAGAAATTGAAACCATAGAATCAGATGCTTATGATAAAGCAGTGTTGCTAAAAATATTTAGAGATTTAAACAATGATAGTAATTAAAACACTTACAGTTAAAAACTTTATGAGTGTGGGTAATCAAACCCAAGCCATAGACTTTCAGCAAAAACTGTTAACATTGGTATTGGGTGAAAACCTAGACATGGGTGGTGATGATGCAGGATCACGTAATGGTACAGGTAAAACAACCATTGTGAATGCGTTGTCTTATGCACTGTATGGGGAAGCACTCACAAAAATACGTAAAGACAATCTTGTAAACAAAACCAACGGTAAAAATATGTTGGTCACAATCACATTTGAAAAAGACGGTAAGAATTATAAAGTAGAGCGTGGTCGAAAGCCCAACGTGATGAAATATTTTATTGACGAGGAAGAACAGGAACTTTCAGATGTAAGTCAAGGAGATTCACGTAAAACACAGGAAGATTTGAACAGAATGATTGGAATGAATCCTAAGATGTTCAAACACATTGTGGCGTTGAACACATACACACAACCATTCTTAAGTTTACACGCCAACGAACAACAGGACATTATCGAACAACTGTTAGGAATACAACTGCTGTCTGAAAAAGCAGAGATATTGAAAACTCACATCAAAAGCACAAAAGAAGATATAGCATTAGAAACCGCACGTTTAGAAGGAATAAAAATATCCAATGAAAAAGTGGAAGAAACAATACACAGTTTACAAAATAAAAGCAGTGCTTGGCAAAATCAAAACAGCACAGACATTGAAAAATTAAAAAAGAATTTAAAAGAATTAGAAGCAATTAACATTGACAATGAATTAGAAGCACATCAAAAACTGGATGACTGGACAAAATTAAATGATGCATTGAGACAATTACAAAAAGATCGTGCTGGTTTGGAAGCAACCATTGAACAAGCAGACAAAACAGCAAAAAAACTGCACACAGATTTAGAAAAATTAAATCACAAAGCCACGTGTTATGCGTGTGGACAGAATCTGCCTCAAGATAAAATTGAAGAAATGCAGAGAAAATTAGAAGAAGAATATGGTGAAGCCAACAGTTATGTGATGGAATTGGCAGATCAATTAGAAGCCACTCTTAAAGATATAAAAACTGTGGGAGATTTGACACAAAGACCGGACACATATTATGACACATTAAAAGAAGCATATGATCACAGACAGTATGTGGAATCTATCAAAACAGCATTGAACAACAAACAAGAAGAAACTAATCCATATTTGGATCAGATAGAAGAATTAAAAAATCAAGCAGTACAAGAAATCAATTGGGACACTGCCAATGCACTACAAAAATTAAAAGAACATCAAGAATTTTTGTATAAACTGCTTACAAACAAAGATTCCTTCATAAGGAAAAAGATAATTGATCAAAACTTAACCTTCTTGAACAACAGGTTGACACACTACTTGGATCAATTGGGTCTTCCACACTTGGTCACATTTAAAAATGATTTGAGTGTGGAGATCACACAACTGGGTCAAGAATTAGATTTTGATAATTTGAGCAGAGGTGAACGTAATAGATTGATATTGGGTTTAAGTTTTGCATTTAGAGATGTTTGGGAAAACTTGTATCAAAACATCAACTTGCTGTTCTTGGATGAATTGATAGATTCTGGTATGGATTCAGCAGGTGTTGAAAGTGCTCTGGCTATTCTTAAGAAAATGAGCAGAGAATCAGGCAAAAACATATTCTTAATCAGTCACAAGGATGAATTAATAGGACGTGTGAACAATGTGTTGAAGGTGATCAAAGAAAACGGCTTCACAGCATATGCTAACGACGTGGAAACTTATGACCATACAAGATGATACTCACGATAAACTCACCAAAGCATACATGGCATACTTCAAGGCAAACGAAAAGTTTGCTGAAAGGCGAAGCCTTGCTACCAAAGTAGCCGCCAGAAAGGCGCTCGCGGAAATTAGAATTTTGGCACGTCAAAGACGTAAAGAGCTGGAAGACCAATATAAAACATCACGAATTCAAAAACAGCAACAGCAAAAAAAATAATCAGTAAGTAAGTTCATGCCATGGACTTATCAAGGTAAAACACTCGACACACTGCCAGAAGACTGCGAAGGATTTGTATATCTTATTACAAATACAACCAATGGTAAAATGTATGTGGGTAAAAAACTAGCGAAATTCAAGAAGACACGTCCGCCTCTCAAGGGCAGGATAAACAAACGTAGAAGCAAGGTGGAATCGGACTGGAAGGACTATTGGGGTTCATCAGATCATCTACTTGCTGACGTGGCACAATTAGGCGAAGACAAATTCACAAGGGAAATACTGTACATCTGCAAATCAAGAGGCGTAATGAGTTATCTCGAGGCTCGAGAACAGTTCGAAAGACGAGTACTAGAATCCGACGACTACTACAATGGCATCATCAATGTCAGGGTAGGAGGTTCCCGAATCCTTAAAGAAGAATTAAAAAAGTACAACAAGGCATAACATAGCAACACAACTGATCTACGGATCCAGGAAATGCAGTCGATAAGACGTTGGGTGAATCCTGAGTTGCAAGTCAAGTGCTAACTAAGGCACAAAAGAAGATGCTCTGTGAAAAAGATACAACATCACAACTGATCACTTTGTTTGTGAAGGGTGGGTCAGTTGCCCGTGACTAATGAAGTCTGGAATAGGGAGTTGGCGGGTCACCGCTTCCGTCCGCAAGGAATTTCCTCTCACACAATGGTAGGCTCATCTCGCATGAAGCAACATACTTTACCCGTTGCTGGGTGAAGTATGGATCAACTATCTGCATGATGCACGACATAACTTCGTTATGTGATTGTTTAAATGCTTGAGCGTGAGCGAAAAGCAGAACGACGCAGTCGTTCTTAAACACTAGGATCAAATGATTCACAGTCCAACCACAAACTCTTATCAGGATCTGCTGATGTTACATGACGCAGTTTGGTATGACTCCAATTTCTAATCTCTAATTCTTTTAACACTGCATCTGAATACACGTGTATCACGTCTGGTTCTAATTTTAATATCTGTCTGATGGCATCTGGATCTGGTTTGGATTCGTATGTCTGTATCACTGTGCATTCTGGTAGGTGTGAAAAATCTCGTGCATACTTGTCTCCACGGAGCCAAGTGATTGGTCCTATTTCTTTTGAACGCAGTTTGAGTTCGTCCGCACGATGTCTCCAATGAATATTTTTTTCCGCGAAGCCCGCCTCTACGAGTCGGTCATAGGTTTTAGATCCCACTGCATACACCTTCTGGTCCAACAGTTTGGCAACACTGTGAGCATAGTGATTCACTGCTTCGATGTGTGTGATGATGAGTGGTTGTTCCGCCGCTGGCGAATGTTTTACTGGGAATGTCTTAAGACATGGAATCCACAGGTCATCTTCATCCAACTCCGATGGGCGGACAATTTGTGTGTATATCTGCATACAAGATTTATTTAAATGTATAAAAAAAATATTAAATGATGCTATTTGCTTGTAGGCACCACAGATGCAGAATATTTGATACTTTATATTATGTGGAGTACACTGTTAAAAGAACGGTTGTCCTGTTTTTTTGGCAGTGTCTAGATTGTCTTTGATCACCTTGGTCATCACTTCTCGGTCTTCTGGTGAACTGCCATACAGTTCGTCCATGGTGACTCCGCCACGCATGAACCAAGCAATTTTGGCAAGTTCTGCTTTGAAGTTTTTAACTTCGTTCTCCATGTCTGTGGTAAGTTTGATAATGTCAGAAATCGGCAGTGTTGATATCTTTAGGCGAAAAAATTTGCAGTATCGAACTGTACTGGAATTTGATATTCCTCTGGTGCTCCCTCTTTACGCTCTTCTTCACTAGACTGTACTGTGATTGTTGGCAATGCAAATGCCTGTCTTTGAATTTCTAAATGATCCAGTATGCTTTGGAAAAAATTCTTTTCAGCATTTTCTATAAAGTCTTTGATCATCGCTTTGTCTGTGACCAGTTGTCCGTCTACTTTTATCGATGCCACTGTGTCTGACACCATGCTCACATTTAAATCTGTCAGTTTGGTCAAACTTCTTTGGAATCGTTGAAGTTTTTCCTCATCAGTCATTTCATTGTTTCTGATAAGTTCTTGCACACGTGCTTCTTCAAAACTTTTGATTGCCATTTTGCTGAATTGATCGTAACTCAATGGCTGTGTGGTAACTTCCATGTTGCCCACAAACACTGTGCTTTGATATTGTGCTGATAGTAATTTGTCCAATGTGCCTTGTAAATCCAATTGATAGTCTTTTTCTATCTTTGTGCCTGGAACTGTGATGGGCACATTCATTGTGGTACCATAGGTTGCCATACGTATTGCTATCAAACAAGCATCAACATCGATGCTGGGCATCTGCCAAGCGTTTTTGATGGCTGGCACACAACTCTGTATCACAGTCACTGTGGCTTCACCGTTCAACAATGCGTCTGGTGTTTTAAAAATTAGTTCGTCTTTGGCTGTCATAGGGTACACAGCCACTTCTCCTGACTCGCCCACTTCAATAGATCCTTGTGGATAGTATTTGTATCCGCTGGGCAGTCTAATAAATTGTTTAGGTTGTCTGTAATACTTTTTTAAAGGATTACTTGGACCTGGTTGAATTTCGCTCATTTTATCTCCAATAAATACAAGAACAAAGTTTTAATAGTTCTTAATATACTCATATTTAGTGAAGTGGATTAAGTGCGTACATAATGATTGGATTTAAATACATTTTGGTAACATGGCAGAATTAGATAGAGATCAACTGGAAGCACTGGCAAAAGGCATTGGCCAATCAGGAGTTGCCACCGAAACCACATTAAGAGCATTGGTAAAAGCACTGGGCGGCGACACCGGAATGAAAGCGGTAGCACAGGCTACAGGCAAAACTGCCAAAGAAATGAAAACCATGGCATCTTATCTGCAAGATGTTAATGAAGAATTGGAAGATACCGAACAAGGATTAACTAGATTACAAAAAGTCAACAACACACTGTCTATAGGAATAGGCATAGTCACAACAAACCTAGCAGGATTGGGATCGTCGGCAAGAATGGTAGGCGAGCAATTTGGTACTGTGGGAGAAGCGTTTGGCGACACATTGGGTTATTTGATTGATAGACTTTCTGAAAACGTAGATTTTTATAGATCAATTTCTCAGATAGGCGGCACAGCAGGACAGAGCATCAGTGATCTTAGAATAGCGGCAGGAGAAACTGGATTGACTATGGGACAACTGACTGATGCTATAACTCAAGCAGGCGGTAATCTTGCTCTGTTAGGTGGAACAACAGGCGTGGGTGTAAAAAGATTTACCAACGCATTAAAAGATTTAGCACAAGGCGAAACATTTGAAAAATTTTCAGCATTAGGTTTTACAATGCAAGAGATAGCCACCGGCGCCGCAGAATATTTAGAACTGCAAACACAATTAGGTAGAACACAAACAATGACAGAACGAGAACTGTCTAGTGAAACTGCAGATTATTTGAACAACTTAGATTTACTATCAAGACTGACAGGTAAAAACAGACAAGCACTTCAACAAGAAATGCAAGAACGTGCCAAGGACGCAAGATTAAGTTTACAATTGGCAGGCATGAGTCAAAAACAACAAAGAGAAATCAACAGTGCTTTATCAATGACAGGTAATGTTTCAAAAGAAATGGAACAGAGCATTAGAAATTTAATTGCTACAGACGGTGTGGCAACCAATGCCAGAGAAGCAGGTATCATGGCAATCGATGGTATGAGAGAAGCCTTACATGGTTTGGCAAGAGGTGAATCGGGATCAGCTCAACAGTTAATGAAAGTATTCCAAGGTGCGGCAAATGAAACTGCACAGATGTCAGCAGAAGAAAGACAACGTTATGCTCAATTGAAACAATTGGGTGTGGACTTCTTTGACGTGAGATTTGAAACAATAGGATTTAAAAATGCATTGGGCGATTTAGAAGTGGCTACTGAAGAACAAGTGAAAGCACAAGAAGTTGGCGCAAAAAGTGCTCTACTATTTGACAAATCAACTCAAAGATTAAGAACTGCCTTTCAAGCATTGTTGGCTCCTATTGTTGATATGCTTAATCCTGCAATAGGATTACTAGCCTCTGCTATTGAGCAGTTGGTAAGTTTTTTCGATTTTCTAAAAAAAGAATTAGGAGCGTTTGGTACAGGCTTGAGTGCAGTTACGGCAGTGCTCGCAACCATGTACACTGGTAAATTGGCAAGTGCAGGAGTAGGCGTAGCCGCTAAAGGTGGAAAAAAATTAATGTCATACCTTCCAGGTATGGGAGGTGGAGGCGGAGGTCCAGGCATATTAGGTAAAGCAGGCGCAGGTGCAGGCGGATTGCTAGGCGGTGCAGGCGCAGGCATGAAAGGTTTAGCAGGAGGATTGAAAGCCTTTGCTAATCCTCAAACTGTGATAGGTGCCACAGCATTTTCGGCATCAATTGCCATTATAGGTGCAGGTTTAGCCGCGGCAACTTGGCTGATGGGCGGAGCATTAGAAAAATTTGCGTCGGGTCTAGGCGCAGTTGGAGAAGTAGACGGTAAAAATTTAATGGCAGTTGCCAAAGGTTCCACAGCATTGGCAGGAGCAATGGCAGTTATGAGTGTTGGAACCACAGCCAGTGCGGTCACAGGCTTCTTTGGTAAAATTTTTGGTTCAGGACCAGAAAACTTTGCCAAAAACTTGAATAAAACACTAGATGAGCTTGACAAAAACAAAATAGATATGTATGCTAACAGTTTAGAGAACTTAGGAAATGCAATGACAAGTTTAAGAAGCGGAATGACAGGCACAATCACAGCATCATCAAGTTCAACAGGTGATAAATTGGATAGGTTAAATAACACTATGGAACAGATTTTAATGACAATGAACGATAATAATCGTTACAGTAGAATCACTTCACAAGCAACACAAGACACAGCGGAGAATTTCGGATAATGAGTTGGAAAAAGTTTTTTACAGAAGTGCCAGTTGAAGGCGCAACAGGTGGAATGTTTTCACCTTTAGGTGGTGGAATAGGCGGCAAGCCAGGACCAGCAAAATCCAACTACTCATCATATCTTCCAGATGTGTACAGCGGTGCTCCAAACAGAATAGAACGTTACGGACAATACAATGTGATGGATCTTGATTCTGAAGTGAATGCGGCATTGGATATTCTAGCAGAATTCTGCACACAGAACAACACGCAGAACGGCACACCATTTAAATTTGAATACAGACAAAAAGCAACCAACACAGAAATACAGATCATTGAACAGTATCTACAACAATGGTGCAAATTAAATGACCTAAGCAAAAGAGTTTTTAAAATTATTCGTAACGTATTCAAATACGGAGATGCATTCTTTATTAGAGATCCAGAAACTAAAAAATTATTTTATGTGGATGCAACTAAAGTTTCTAAAATTATTGTGAACGAAAGCACAGGTAAAACTCCTGAGCAGTATGTGGTAAAAGACATCAACTTTAACTTTAGAAATCTAGTAGCCACAACTCCAGTTCAAACAACAGGTAATGTTACAGGCGGTGGATCAGGATACTTAACAGGCGGTGTTAGAGGCATGACAGGCACAGGAGCAATGGACTCTCCTGGCACAAGATTTGCCACAGGCATGAGAGAAATTGCCGTAGATGCTGAACACATCATGCATTTAAGTTTAAGTGAAGGCTTGGACAACAATTTTCCATTTGGTAATTCATTGCTTGAAAGTATTTTTAAAGTTTACAAACAAAAAGAATTACTAGAAGACGCAATTATTATCTATCGTGTACAAAGAGCACCTGAAAGACGTGTGTTCTACATCGACGTGGGTAATATGCCATCACACTTGGCAATGCAATTTGTAGAAAGAGTTAAAACAGAGATCCATCAAAGACGTATTCCATCAGCAACAGGCGGTGGTACCAACGTAATTGATTCAAGTTACAATCCGCTTTCAATCAATGAAGATTACTTCTTCCCACAAACAGCAGAAGGTAGAGGATCTAAAGTTGAAACATTACCAGGCGGTACTAATCTAGGTGAAATTGATGACTTGAAATACTTTACAAACAAATTATTAAGAGGTTTACGTATTCCAAGTTCGTATTTGCCAACAGGTGCAGACGATTCCAACAGTCAATATAATGATGGTAGAGTAGGCACAGCATACATTCAAGAATTAAGATTCAACAAATACTGTGAAAGATTACAAAATTTGGTATCGGATGAATTCAATCAAGAGTTCAAACGTTATCTAATAGAAAAAGGTGTGAACATTGACACAGCGATGTTTGATATCAAGTTTCAACCACCAATGAACTTTGCTTCTTACAGACAATCAGAAGTGGACAATCAAAGAATTTCCACATACACTCAGATTGCTGGTGTACCATTTGTGAGCAAACGTTATGCTCTATCAAGATTCTTAGGATTATCTCCAGAAGAGATGGCTGAGAATGAAAGATTATGGCGAGAAGAAAACGATGACAGTGTACAGGCTAAACCAACCACATCTGCAACAGAATTAAGAAGTGCAGGAGTTAGTACAGCAGGTATACAAGCAGATTTAGATGCGGCAGAACCGGAAGAAACAGCAGGCGAACCAGACGCAGGCACAACTCCACCAACAGGTGGTGGAACAGCAGGTGGCGGAACTCCAACTCCGGGCGCCTAAGTATAAATAATTTTATGATATTGCGTGAACTATTCTATTATGATCAAATCACCACTCAGCCTGGTGAGCAAAAACAGTATGATCCCACAGAAGATCAATCAATTATGAATCTTGATGACACACGCAAAACAAGATTAACTCTTAAACAGATTAATAAAGCCAGAAAAGCCGGAGAATTTCACAAAGAAGAACAGCATAAAGAATTAGAATTTGTGAGACAGATGTACGGCGCCGCTAATCAACCAGAGGTATAATAGATGTCCGTTGCTTTTGTATTGGGCAATGGTCTCAGTCGTAAGCCTGTTCCATTGGAGCCACTCAAACCATTGGGAAAAGTATATGCCTGCAACGCAGTCTACAGAACATTTACACCAGACTATCTGGTGGCAGTGGATGCCAAGATGATCAATGAGATCTGCACAGCAGGTGCTCAACTGAATATGCCTGTTTGGACCAATCCTAATAGAGCATATAAAAAGTATAAAGGTCTAAACTTCTTTGAACCCAGCCTAGGATGGTCATCAGGACCCACAGCACTGTGGTTAGCATCCAAAAACGGACACCAACTGCTGTATTTGTTGGGTTTCGACTTCACAGGAACACCTCAGGGCAAACTGAACAACATATTCGGAGACACACTCAACTACAAAAAGAATTCAGATGTGGCCACCTATCATGGCAACTGGAATCGTCAAACCAGCATTATATTACAGAAGAATCCTGAGAAGAGATATATAAGAGTAGTACCGGAAGGCACTGATGTTTTTGAGGCCCAAGACCTTAAAAAATATACAAATTACAGTGAAATCACTGTGCAAGAGTTCAAAAGACGCCATCATCTATAAAATCGGCGTCAAAATGGGTTGTATCGGCCCATTATCTACCTATTTTTTGTCCTGTTCTATAAATAATACATGACAGTCTTATCAAAAACGTTAATAGGAGAAAAATAATGTCAGATAAAAGCAAATTCGAGCAAATGCTTGAAAAATTAGTTGCTGACGATAGAACAGCGGCTGAAGAAATATTCCATGATATCGTTGTGGAAAAATCAAGATCAATTTATGAAGGTCTATTAGAAGATGATATTAAAGATATCGAAGTAGACGAAACTTCAAAAAAAGACTCAAAAGATGAAGAAACGACAGAAGCGTCTAAAGAAGACAAAAAAGAAGACGACAAAGTAGAAGAAAAAGCATCAGACGAGTCAAAAGAAGATGAAGCAGTAGAAGAAGCATCAAAAGACGATTCTAAAGAAGAAGAAACTAAAGAAGAAGAGTCAAAAGATGATGAAGCAACTGATGAATCTTTCTTAGACGTAGAACAATCACAAGTAGCACCGGTTGAAGCAGGTGGTGACGCAACTGACGATATGGTTGGCGACATCGAAATGCCAGCAGGTGACGAAAACGGTGAAGAAAATGGCGACGACTCTGAAGAAGGTGAAGAAGAAATCGAAGACAGAGTAGTTGATCTAGAAGATGCAATTGACGACCTTAAAGCCGAATTTGAAAAAATGATGGGCGACAAGGGCGAAGGTGACGACGATCACTCTGATGACGCTGAAGGCGACGAAGAGAAAGAAGACGAAGCATTCGTAAGTCAAGATGCAGAGGGAGAAACTGTAGAAGTTGCTCCTGAACTTGGTGACCAACCAGCAGTTGAGTCAAAAAGCAATGCACCAAAAACAGCAAGTGAAGAAATTAGAGAATATGTGAACAAAGTAAGTGTATCACACACTGACGGTTCAGATTCATCTAAATCACCAGTTGCTGGTAAAAACGACATGGGTGGAACTGCTTCTAACATCGCTAAAGGCGGTGAGGAAAAAGGTGGTAAAGCACCTGCTCCTAAAGAAGAGAATGCAGGAAACATCAATGTTCCAGGTGGCAAAGCAAAATTGACTGCGGCACCAAAGGCCAAGACAAAAGTAGAAGATGATGCTTCTGCGAAAAAGTCAACAATTGGCAGTTAATAATAGGTAGTATAAGGATAACGGATGTTACAACTACGTGAGACGCTGACTTTCGACCAAGCAGGTATAGTCGTCGAGACTAAGGATGAGCACAACGGTAAATCCCTTTACATGAAGGGAATCTGCATTCAGGGAGGTGTTAAAAACGCCAACCAGAGAGTGTACCCTGTTAACGAAATCCAAAGGGCTGTCAGCACACTTAACGACCAGATCACTGGTGGATACTCAGTGTTAGGCGAAGTCGACCATCCAGAAGGACTTAATATTAACCTAGACCGTGTCAGCCACATGGTAAATGAAATGTGGATGGACGGACCGAACGGATACGGAAAATTAAAAATATTACCAACCCCTATGGGACAACTGGTTAAAACAATGCTGGAAAGCGGAGTTAAACTGGGTGTGTCTAGTAGGGGTTCAGGTAACGTTAAAGAAGACGGATCCGGACAAGTATCAGATTTTGAAATTATCACTGTAGACATCGTAGCTCAACCATCGGCGCCAGGAGCATATCCTGAGCCAATCTACGAACATCTAATGAATACAAGAGGTGGTATGAAAGCATTTAACACAGCAAGGGACACAAAGGCACAAAAATATCTAAAAGAACAACTAATAAACATAATTGGAAAACTCCAATCTAAATAGGAGAAATGTAAATGTTAGAAGCACTGAAATCACTTTTTGAAAACCAAGCAATTTCGGAAGAGATCAGAGCAGAAATCGAACAAGCATGGAACCAAAAAGTTGAAGAAAACAAATTGGCGGCTACTGCTGATCTTCGTAAAGAATTTGCTGAGAAGTATGAACACGACAAGGCAAATTTAACTGACGCTGTTGACAAAATGGTATCAGAAAGAATCGAAGCAGAAATGTCAGAATTTGCGGAAGACAAGAAAGCACTTGCTGAAGAAAAAGTGAAGTATGCTACTCAAATCCGTGAACACTCGGACAAATTGAAGTCATTCGTTTTTGAACAACTTAAAGGCGAAATTGCTGAACTACACTCAGACCAAAAAGTTATGGCAGAAAATTTTGTTAAACTTGAGGACTTTGTGGTAGAAGCTCTGTCTAAAGAAATCGCAGAATTTCAAAAAGACAAACAAGACGTTGCTGAAACAAAAGTACGTCTTATCAGAGAAGCGAAAGCACATTTTGAAAAAGTTAGAAGTAACTTTGTGAAAAAAGGTGCTGAAAAAGTGTCAGAAATAGTGGGCAAAACTCTTAAACAAGAGATTAACTCATTAAAAGAAGACATCGATGCGGCTCGCAAAAATGACTTTGGACGCAGACTGTTTGAATCTTACGCTCAAGAATACACACAATCATTTTTGAACGAAAAGAGTGAAACAGCCAAACTTCTTAAAGTAGTTGATGTTACAAAACTACAGGCGGAAGAAGCGAAAAAGACTGCCGAAGAGAAACAAAAAATGATCGAAGCAAAAGAAAAAGAAATTGCAGAAATCAAAGAAGCGGCAGAGAGAGAAAAAGTGATCAATGAGTTAACAAAACCATTGAACTCTGAACAAAAAGATATAATGAACAACTTACTGGAGAGTGTACAGACGGGTGCTTTACGAAAGCAATTCGAAAAGTACATACCGGCTGTATTAAACGGTAGGACTCCAGCGAAAAAACAGGCGTTAAATGAAGGCACAGAAGTAACAGGCGACAAACAAATTAACATTGTAAACGGCAGTCAGTTCAACTCAAATCTAGTTGACATAAAAAGACTGGCGGGTATCTAAAAAAGGAGAAAACAAACAATGTCAGAACTAACAGAAACTCGCTGGCAGGACACAAAGAGTGCGTTATTAGAAGGTCTATCAGGCAATAAAAAAGCCGTGATGGAAGCGACTTTAGAAAATACTAAAAAGTATCTTTCAGAGTCTGCGACAGCAGGTGCTACATCTGCAGGTAACGTTGCTACTTTAAACAGAGTGATCCTACCGGTGATCAGAAGGGTTATGCCTACTGTAATCGCTAACGAATTGGTTGGAGTTCAACCAATGACTGGCCCAGTTGGTCAAATCCACACACTAAGAGTTAGATACGCAGAAACAACAAACGACACTTCTGCTATCAACACAGACACGGCGGCAGGTGAAGAAGCACTATCACCATTCAAAATTGCTCAAGCATACTCAGGTAGTTTAACAACTGCTAAAGGTGATGCAACAGCAACTAAAGAAGGTACTGGTGGTAGAGCAATGTCAATCCAAATCTTGAAACAAACAGTTGAAGCAAAAACTCGTAAGTTACAAGCAAGATGGACATTTGAATCTGCTCAAGATGCACAAGCACAACAAGGTATTGATGTAGAGGCTGAAATCATGGCGGCATTAGCACAAGAAATTACTGCTGAAATCGACCAAGAGATCATCACTTCATTAAGATCACTTGCAGGTGCTCAATCATCTGGAACATACAACCAAGCGGCTGTATCAGGAACTGCGACTTTCGTAGGTGATGAACACGCGGCTTTGGCTGTATTAATCAACAGAGCGGCTAACAAAATCGCACAAAACACAAGACGTGGTGCTGGTAATTTTGCAGTGGTATCTCCATTAGCATTAACAGTACTTCAGTCTGCTACAACTTCAGCGTTCGCAAGAACAACTGAAGGTACGTTTGAAGCACCAACTAACCAAAAATTCGTTGGAACTTTAAACAGTGCGATGAAAGTATATGTTGACACTTATGCGGCTGACAGTACAGATGTACTTGTTGGTTACAAAGGATCATCAGAAGCAGATGCGGCGGCATTCTATTGCCCATACATTCCGTTAATGTCTTCTGGTGTTGTTCTAGATCCATCAACTTTTGAGCCAGTTGTTTCTTTCATGACTAGATATGGTTATGTAGAGTTAAACAACACAGCGTCATCTTTAGGTAACGCGGCTGATTATGTTGAAACGATCGGTGTATCGAACACATCATTCAGTTAATCTTAACGTTAACGAATACACTAAAGGGGGCTTCGGCCCCCTTTTTTTATGTCAATTTTGTCGCCTTTTCAAATCTTGACATCCAAACCAAAATGTGCTATAATTAACTTTGGAAACTCTAAAACGAGGAACTTAAATGAAATATATCGCGATACTTTTAACCATGTTGTTAGTGTCTGCTTGTTCTATCAAAGAACCAAGAGTAGCATTTGGAAAAAAATGTCAAGTGAGTGATGACAAAGTAACATACTCATACGTTTGGATCTATGACAAAAATGCTGGCTTACCAGCAGATACAGAACAGTGTGCGGCACTTCCTAAAAAAGACAAGAAGTAAAACACGATGGACTTAATCCAGCCAATCTTTGTGAACCAATCTGGTAGCAATAAGACGGCTGGATTAGGTTTAGAAAATTCCAGTTATTCACAAGACACCATACTAGATAGAATTCAACAAGATGTTGATGTTGGAGTAGACAGTTTCCTGTTGTTTATAACTCCTGATACCAAAACATGGACTCCTGATTGGAGTTTTAATGCTGAGGTTGTGAATAAAATTAAAACACGTTTTCCAAATATAGAATTAATTGTGGATGTGTGTCTATGTTCCACACTGCCAGATGGACATTGTAGAGTGTTGGATAAACCAGACACCAGTGAAGCACTGTTGATTGATTTGGGTAAAAAATTAGAGTCAGCAGGTGCAGACATACTGGCTCCTTCGGACATGGGCGATCACACTGTAAGAAATTTAAAAACAGAAACCAATAAACCTGTGATGGCTTATGTAAAATATCGCAGTGTGTTTTACAGTGCATTCAGAGATCTAGCCAACAGCACACCAACCACAGGCAGAAGTTATCAACTGCCGATCAGCAACAATTGGAGCATGATTGCTCATGCAAATGATTATCAAAAACAAAAAGCAGATTACATTTTGTTAAAACCAGCACAGCACAGTCTGGGTGTGTTTTCAAATATACAGTGTGGTATGTATGAACCTGTTGGGTTATATCAAGTGTCTGATGAGTATAGAGGACTGCCCACATTCCAACATCAACTGGAAATTGCTGAAGTTTACAAGCGAGCAGGAGTAAAATTTTTGGTGTCATACGGCACAAGAGACCTTGTAAAACATTTTAAATAATTGTATGAAACATGAACAACTGCTTGTAGAATTTAAAGAATATCAGGAAAGATTACAAGTGTGGAAACGCAATCACGGCATATTCATAAACGACATCAAAAGACTGGAACGCACATTGGATAAAATGTATGATGAATACACCAACATACTAGTGGATTATCGCAGGACCAAACGTGAACACTATTTAGAACAAGCCAATCAAGTGCTTGTACAAGCCTTAGAACTAGCAAAAAAATTCTCAAAAGTAGAGCTATTGGCATCACTCAGCAAACGATAAATACTCTTGTAAACATATGTTTTGGGCCAGTTTCGGCTGGACTTATGGGGACACAACCTCGTAGACCTAGAACGTCAAAAAAGGAGAAAACAAATGGGAAGACCGGTAAACAAAAGAAATTTCGGTGCTATTGATGGCGCTGATGCTAATTTTAACGTGAACGTTAAAGTTGGTGCAAATTCAATTTCTAATGCAGGTATCATCTTAAGTCAAAGATCGGTAAACAAATTCAAAGTTGACGATGCGGCTAACGGCGGCGGTAACGAAGGAATCTGTACTCTTGTTAATAAAGATGCAGGTGCTTTAGGCAACAATGAAATGAGTTTATTAGGTTATGTAGGTGGCGCAGGTGATGGCGTTAATATCAAAAAACTTTACAACAGAACTTGTAGAGATTTTTCTAACAACAGATATACTTGGACATTGAGTGATGACTCAACATCAAGTGTTATGGTGTTAACTGCAATATAATAATCATTTTTTAGGGAGTGGCAACACTCCCTAAAATAAGGAACAAGATGTCAAAAACAGTTTATTTAGAAACAGGTAATTATAAAATTAGAGTGTCAGACTCTAACGAAATTATTTTAGATACAGGTAATACAGGTATCACAAGAATTACTGGTGACTTGATTGTGGAAGGAGAAACAACCACAGTAAACACAGCAAACCTTGACATTGAAGATAACGAAATTTTATTAAACAAAGGTGAAACTGGTTACAGCATCACCGACAATAATCAAGAATCAGGAATCAGAGTAGACAGAGGAAATCTTGACGATGTACGTTTTGTGTACGATGAAAAGATTGCTTGGAATGATCCCAACACACAAACAACTTCACAAGGTCCAGGTATTGGACAACAAGCAGGACAAGGTCCTAACTTTGGATCTTTTAAAGTAGTTTCTGCTTCAGGTGATACGTTAGCATTAAAAGTTGCCAATATTAACAACTCAAATGCAATTTATTTTGAACCTGGTGGAGGAGGCACACTAAGATTAGGTGGTAGTATTGCTCCAGCAAATTATGTCAGCAGAATGAATGATGACAATGATATTCCAAATAAAAAATATGTGGATGATGAAATCAACGCAATCGTTGTTGGTGCGGCATTTCCGAGAATAGTTGACGGTGACACAGAAGTAAAAATCACAGACAATTCTTCATCAGGTAACACATCTAAAATTGAAATCACAATTGATGGTACATTGGTAGGATTATGGGAACCTACTAGATTTGAATTATATCAACAAACTACAGATATTGGTAGCATTAGATTTGAAGACGACAAAATCAGCGGTCTGAATTCAAACCAAGATTTAGAATTGGTAGCACCAGGAACGGGGTCTGTAAGGGTAAATGACTCGTTTGTTATCAACAATAGACCAAGCATTCAAGATCCTGCAATTGACCCGTTATTCGACGCCAATGGCGTTAAATTGTATGCGAAATCACCATCTGGTGGCGATACAGGATTATATTTTGTAAATACAAACGACACAAGAGGAGAAGTGATCAGTAAGAACAGAGCACTGCTTTTCGGACTATTATTTTAAGGAGAAACAATGGCAATAACAAACACAGAAGTAAACGGTACAGTTGATGTTTTAACAGTTCCTGCAGGTAAAAGTTATGCTATCACATCTATATTGATCACAAACATTGGACCAGAAGATGCCACAGGCGGTGAAGACAGTAATTTTACATTGTACGCTGTGACAGGTTCTTACAATGCCAACAGATCGATGATTGTGAACAACGCATTATTACCAGGAGCAGAAACATTCACTTTAGATTCAGAAAAAATTGTTCTGAGTGCTGGTGACTTTATCAGAGTTGCTCAATCAGGTGCTAACAACTTATCAGTTGTGGTCAGTTACTTGGAGGTGTAATGAGATATCTAAAACGTCAAAGTACAAACAAAAGATTATTAAACGGAAAAGGTTTAATATACACTCAATACGAAGAGATTGAAGCACAATCAACGGGTGCTTTTTTAGTTCCTAAAGGAACTCAAGCACAAAGACCTGCAAGTCCTCAAGAAGGTCAATTAAGATTTAACACTACATTGAGACAATTAGAAGTGTATGAATCATTACAAGGCGGTGCTCCTGTTTGGAAACAGTTTAGATTATCAGAACCACAAAATATTGTGGTACAAAACTTAGGCAATGGCGATGACACAGAAGTAAACTTTGGAGTTTTAAATGATGGATTTGGATCAGGTTTAGGGTATCCAACATCTCCAGAAAACGTTTTAGTAATGGTAGAAAACGTTTTACAAATTCCTAACACCAACTACACACTAACACAGAATCCTTGTGATGTAAACAGCAATATTATTTCTGCTGTGAGAGATTACAATTCAACAGGTGTTGGAGCATTTGTAAGTGGTAACACACAGTTAGTAGATTGGCAATCAAAAGGTTATCACGTGGATCAAACTCTCATAGTAACAGGCTCAGCAACTAACAACGGAACATACACAGTTACAGCAGTTACACCTTCACATCTAAGTGTAAATCGATTGATGTTTGATGAAGCAAATTTAGGTGGCGGAAACACATTCAGAATGGATGGAAGAAGTTCTATAACAGGATTAGCATATCCATCAGGACAATACATCACATTCGGTACAGCAGTGCCCACAGGCAAGCCGATCACAATTTTACATAATTTTGACAAATAATACCTTTTCAAAAATTCAATAAATACTAAAAAAGGAGTATTATGCCAGTAACCAATGTAGGTAGGATATCAGGTCCATTATTGAAAGCAAATCTAACTAGAAATAGTGATTTGGCTTTTGAAACAGACTTATTGTTTATTGGACACACTAATGGTAAAATTGGTGTAAGAAATGACGCTCCTACAAGAGATTTACAAGTAAGCGGAGATGCTATTTACAGAGGAAATCTAATAGCAACTAATTCTGCATCGGTAGGTAATATCGATATTGACGGTCCTACACAAACTGTTTCAACACTGACAGGTCCAATCAATATGATTGCAGGTTCTAGTTTTCAAATGACTGAATTGCGAACAGACAATTTAGCATTTACAAACAGCGGAATTAGAGCATACAACAATGATAATATCAATATCCACCCAGGTCCAGGCACAGGTATTTTTAACATTCCATCAGATTTAAAAACTTATGGAAATATTCGAGCCACAGGCGATATCACATTTGATGGAAATATTTTTATCGGTGGAGACAGTCAAGACGACACATTAAGTTTTGAAGGAGATATAGAATCTGATCTAATTCCAGATCAAACAGGAATATACAATATTGGACAAACGGATCAACGTTGGGGACAAGTAAATGTTCAAGCAATGACTGGATTGAATGATATTGTTGTTGATAATACAATCTCACTAGCAGGTGTAAGAGTAAACTTAGGTATAGAGAACAAGTGGTATGTGAGTACTAACGGAACAGATTTATTAACAGGAAATCATCCTAACTTTGCTTTTGGCACAATCAAACACGCACTTCAACAGTTAGAAGAAAGCACAAATGGTCCACATGAAGTACACATTTTACCCGGCACTTACATAGAAGAATTTCCATTAGAAGTACCAGCAAACGTAACTGTTAAAGGTGCCGGCATCAGATCGGTAATTATTAAACCAAAAGTACCAGTAAGATTTCAAGATGCATTTTTGTTAAATGATGCGTCCATGGTTTCAGAATTAACTATTAAAGATTTTCAATATGATGCTGTAAATGATAAAGGTTATGCTTTTAGATTTGCACCAAATGCCGGTATTGTTACAAAATCTCCATACATACAAAACGTTACAGTTCTTACGCAAGGAGAAACAAGAACTGTAGATGATCCAAGAGGTTTTGATTCAGGTGATGCTGGTAAAGGCGCATTGGTAGATGGATCGGTATTAGACAATGCCTCTCCAAGAGCATCAATGTTGTTCAACGCAGTCACTTTTATTACACCAGGGGCAGACGGTATAACACTAAAAAATCAAGCCAGAGCAGAAATTATAGATTGTTTTACATATTTTTCCGATACCAGTATAAAATTATTAAGTGGTTCTGAAGCAAGAATAATTGCTTCTGCCAGTGTGTACGGTAATAAAGGTATCACAGCAGATGGATTAAACACAAAAGGCTATGCTATATCTCATAATTTTGCTTATGTTGGTTCAGGTAAAGATGTCGAAAACGATGAATCTTTAATTGATCAAAATAACGAAACAGAAGAAACTAACAGCGGTAGAATCTATTATGTCAGTCAAGATCAAGGAGGAGACTTTAGAGTTGGTGACAATTTTATAATTGACTTTGGCAAAGGCACAACATCAATTGCTGTAAATGATGGAGATTTAGGTGCTTCAACACTTACTGTTGGTGTGGCTGGTACAACAACTTTAATAGATGCTACAAAAATAGATGTTCCCAATTTTAGAATTTCAAACAACAAAATACAAACTTTACAAGGCGGATTAACAATTAGTGCGGCTGGATCTAATAATGTAAATTTAAATTCAAATGTATTGATGCCAAACGTTGATGTTACAGGCAATGTAACTATTGGAGGATCTGCAATTAATTTTGGAAATGAAGCAGGTGACACTGTGGATTTTGCTATGGACTTTCAACAAGATTTATTACCAAGTCAAGATACTCAAAGTAATATAGGATCCAGCACAAAGCGTTGGCAGAATCTAGAAAGCACAAGATTTTCAACAGGCAGTTTAGAAGTTCACAACAACATCATACAAGCCACAGACACAAACTCTGACATAGAATTAAGAGGCAGTGGCACAGGTAAAGTTAATTTAGAAGATATTGGATTTAAAACAACAATCACATCATCACAAGGAGATCTAGGATTTGGGGTCAGTGGAAACAGTTTACAATTTGTAGGATTATCCAACATTGAAATTCCTAAAGGTACAACTGCTCAAGATCCTGCTGAAGGAAATGCCATTAGATATGATACATCTTTGAACGAATTTGAAATGTTCTCCACAGGCAAAATAGCACTGAATGGAATTAAAGATGGTGATAGAAATACTGCAATAGAATTAAACAATAATAAATTTACTTTTTACGCAGGATCGAATAATATAGGTGAAATAGACGGCTTGGGTAATTTAAGGGTTACTAGATTTTCCAGTCAAAATCAGTTTGCACTGGATAACAACACTGTAACTGTGGGCAGTATAGGTGGGCAAGCCGCATTGATAGCCAACGGTGCAGGTAAAGTTGTGCTGGACACAGCAAACCTTGAAATAACTGGTGGTTTGATAGAAAACACAGTTGTTGATGCTGATATTACCATTACTGGAACAGGCTTAAAACAGAACAGAACAGTTCAATTTGACACCACAAACGGTTACGTAGGACCATATGGAACTGAAGCACAAAGAAACGCAACAGTACCAAGATTGGGAGCCTTGTGGTTCAACACAGACAATAAGGAGTTACAGGTGTATGCTGGCGCGGCAGATGGATGGGTTCAATCCATTGGTGTACAAGAGGTCACAGTGACCAGAGAACTAGCCAACGATTTGAATACCATTTATAACCTGATATTAAACTAGTATAAATTAACCTTGTACAATATAATACCAAAACCTCGATAAATAACATTAATGCTGTTATCCGACCAGATTCAGCAGGACAAACCGTGGTACAACCGACGAAGAACTTGTGAACAACGCAAGGTGAAAATCAGGTTGGTGGGACAAGATCCCCGTGCTTAAAAAGGAGTAAACAATGGCCGTTGGTCGAATTTCGGGTCAGCTCTTAAAGTCCAATCTTCTGCGTAATGGAGCAGACTTGGCTTTTGAGACTAACCTGTTATACATTGATGTTAATAACAACAGGATCGGCATAAAAACCGCTACTCCGCAGTATCCATTAGACGTAAATGGAACAGCACGTACAGTAAATGCAGAAGTTACAGGACAATTAGATGTGGGCAATGTCAGAGTATCTGGCAACACAATCAGTACCACAGCACCACAATTAAATTTTTCAGCCGCTGATGGCATCATTTACAACAATAGGATATTTGTTAATGATTTAATAATCGATGGAAATTCCATCACAGCAACAGATTCTAATCAAAATTTTGAAATAGTAACAAGCGGAACGGGTATCGTCGAAGTACACGGTAACACTAGAGTAAACGGAAATATTCACGCAACTGGTAATATTAGAGCAGATGGTAACATTACCATTGGAGATTCAGACACAGATTCAATCACGATCAATGCTGATATCACATCTAATTTAACACCAGATCAATCAGACACTTATAATTTAGGTACACCTACAAAACGTTGGAACAATGCATATGCCAACAACTTAATTGTAGATAATCTAACACTTTCTGGCAACATCACAGTACAAGGACTTGACTTAACAGCACGTCCTGGAAAGGTGATATATGTTGCAACCAACGGCGATGATGCTAAATCAGGAACGCACCAAAACGATCCTTATGCTTCTATTGAACAAGCATTATCAGTGGCAGTGGCAGGAGATCACATTTACATATATCCAGGCACATACACAGAAGATTTTCCTTTGGTTGTTCCAACAGGAGTTTCAATCAGAGGTGACGGAATAAGAGCAGTAACAATTCAACCCAGTGCCTTAACAAATAGTCAAGATGCTTTCATTCTTAATGGTGAAGTGACGATCGAAGATTTAACAGTTACAGGATTTTATTACAACAGTGTTGCTAATACAGGACACGCATTTAGATTTAATTCAACAGGTGCAGATGATTCAACAGGCTTTCAGATCAGTTCAAGATCACCTTACATTAGAAACGTATCTGTAATCACACAAGGTTCAATAACCACAGCACAAGATCCAAGAGGATTTGGATCCGGAGATGCTGGTAAAGGTGCTCTATTAGATGGTGCAGTAGCAACTCCGGCTTCAAACGAAGCAAGTTGTTTGTTTCAAAATGCAACATTTATAACACCAGGTGTGGATGCAATCACATTAACAAACGGTGTGCGTATTGAATGGTTAAACTCGTTCACTTATTTTGCGGCAAGAAGTATCTACGCAGTAGATGGTGTATCTGGTTTAGCAGAAGATGGAAAAACACAATTAAGAGTTTCTGGATTTACAGGTACACCTATAGCACCTGGACACGTGATCACATATTATGATGTGGATGGTGTTACTGTATTAGGTACCGGCACAGTTGAATCTGTAGACAATGGAAAAATTATTATAGATGGTAAGTCAACTGGTTTTGCTTTACCACCTGAAACCACTGGCAAACAAATAACTGCCAATGGTGATGCACAATTAGATACCAATGTTAAGAAGTTTGGACAGGCTAGTTTGCTGTTGGATGGAATAGGAGATAGTGCTTCTATTTCAACCACAGCAGACTTTGGATTCGGCACTGGTAATTTCACTATTGAATTCTGGGCATACGCAACTCAATTACAATCTACAACACTGTTTGATTTTAGAAACAATCAGTCGATTGAATATTCTTTGATGTTGTATCTCACAAACAACGCACCAAAATTATATGTAAATGGTGCTAACGTTATTACAGGTTCTCAAGGATTTAATTTAAACACTTGGACACATTGTTCAATTGTGAGAAATGGATCAACAGTTACAATGTACATTGCTGGACAAAATGTTGGAAGTACAACTCTAGCAAATGATTTAGGTGCGGCAAAACCTCTTGTGATGGGTAACAACTATGACAACAACAATGGCTTTATTGGTAACATAGACGACTTTGTAATTTACAAAGGTTCAGCAATTAGAACAGCAAACTTTACTCCTCCAACAACAGAGGCTATTGGAAATCCAGACACAGTTTTAGTTTCTAGATTTAATGGACCAAATGGATCAACTGTTTTATTAGACACAAACATTGCTGTTCAAGATATTAGATTTTCAACAGGAGCAACAGCAACCAACTTCACATTGGTTGATTATACAGACTTTGGTGCAGAAGTAAGATCAATAGCATCAGCATCAATCTACGGAACATATGGAGCAGTAGGAGATGGTGTCGGTGTAAAAATGTATTTGATATCTCACAATTTTGCCTATATTGGTAACGACTACGAAACAGATAATGATGAAGTTACAGTTATTCAAGCCAATGAAGTGGTTACATCTAACAATGCTAAAATTTATTATTCATCTGTTGACCATAAAGGTGACTTTAGAGTTGGTGATCAATTTCATGTAAATCAAAATACAGGACAAGTTAACTTTACATCAGCATCATTAAACATAGATGTTGATCAAGCACTTACATTTACATCAGGTCCAAATGTTACTGTAATTTCAGGTAATTC